TTTCGATGCAATTAAAAACCGTTTCCCGACAATTCATATCCCAATTAGAAAAAAGAATAATCAATCAGATTATTATATAGTATGGAATCCTACATGCACTGAATTTGCAATGATTGACACAAGGGTTATTCGTGACCTTGCAAATTCCAAAGTTGTCAACGTAGCATGTAAAGAGAGCTTCGATGGAGCTCAAAAGTCTTATACAGAAGATTTTGTTGATGTACCTAAGAATATGGCAACGTTTTATAAATTAAAAAATGGTGTCTGGAAGACAGCAAAGTAGTTGATTATGTCTAGCCTTTTTTTTACATTTTAAAAAAGGGAAATATGGATATTAAAACACCGTTGGTAAAGGATACAATCGATAAAAATGACACTAAAGCACTTGCTGAGTGGTTACTTACAAATCCTCGTCTTACAAAAGGGCCAGAGACATTGGCTTTCGAACAAGAGTGGTCTGAGTGGTTGGGTACAAAGTACTCAATTTTTTGTAACTCAGGATCATCAGCAAATTTATTAATGCTTTACGCATTGATTGCAGCAAAAAAACTTAAGAATCAAAAGGTGGTTGTTCCATCATTGGCATGGGCCACTGATCTTGCACCAGTTGTTCAATTTGGAATGGAGCCAATTATCTGTGATATCAATACAGATAACTTGTCAGTTCATTTGGGTGATTTGGAAGAGATTTTCAAGAAAGAGAGTCCTTCTGTTTTGATGTTGGTTTCTGTTTTGGGGTTAACACCAAATATGACCTACATTGTTGATTTGTGTAAAAAATATGATGTAATCTTACTAGAAGATACTTGTGAATCACTTGGATCAGAACATCAAGGAAAAAAACTTGGAAACTTTGGCTTAATGTCAACATTTTCGCTTTATTTCGGACACCATTTATCCACTATAGAAGGTGGTATGGTCTGCACTAATGACGAAGAAATGTGTGAGGTTCTTAAGTCTATCAGATCTCATGGATGGGATAGAGATGCATCCGAAGAATACAAAAACAAATGGAGAGACAAATGGGGAACAGAAGACTTCAATGGAATGTACACATTTTATTACCCAGGCTTCAATGTTAGATCAACAGACCTGCAAGCGTTCATTGGAAGAAGACAGATTAAGAAAGCAGATGAAATTTGCAAACTTAGAAGCGATAATTTCCAAAAATACCAAGACAGAATAATTAACCCAACATGGAAACCAGCTACAATTGCTGGAGACTACACTTCAAGTTTCTGTTACCCAGTATTGTCTATTCATAGAGATAAAATTGTAGAAGAACTTAAGGCGAATGGTGTTGAGGTACGTCCATTAATTTGCGGATCTATGGCAACGCAACCTTTCTACATTGAAAGATATGGTAGAAAAGAATTAGGCAATGTAAAAAACTTCGATGAGTATGGGTTTTATGTACCAAATAATGACAAAATAACAGATGAGGAAATAACCCTTATCTGTAATATCATAAACAAATACACGAATGAGCAAAAATAAAACAGCAATAATTTTTGGTATTACAGGGCAATGAAATTTTTATGGAAAATAAAAAGTGTGAATTGTGTAATAATAGTTTTGAATTTAACCCAAAACGAAAAAGAGAAAGGGAAAAAAGATTTTGTTCAATGAACTGCTCTAGATTATAAAGAGAGTTCTGTTAGATTTATGAAATGGATATGTAAAAACAGGGTTATTGCTGATCAGTATAAGTATAAATGGGAAAGTTTTAAAAAACAGATAAATGGATAAAAAAAATAAAAAAGTCGCACTTTTGTACGGAATTACGGGACAAGATGGAAGTCACCTAGCAGAACTACTTCTTGAAAAAGGGTATGAAGTACATGGTGTAATCCGTAGACACTCCACTATTGGTGGAACAGTTAGGGTTGATCATATTTTTGATCAGTTAAACCTTCACTACGGGGACATAACAGATCCAATGAACACTTCGAGGTTAATATCAGAGATTCAACCAGATGAGGTCTATAACCTTGCTGCACAATCTCATGTAAAAGTTTCATTCGAACAACCTTATTATACTGGTATGGTTGATGGACTTGGAACATTAAATATTTTAGAAGCAGTTCGTATTCATGCACCTAAAGCTAAGTTTTATCAAGCATCCACTTCAGAGATGTTCGGTGGACTTTCTTACAACAGGCCAGAAAATGGATATACTGAGGAATCAGCATTTCATCCAAGGTCTCCTTACGGAGTTGCTAAGATTTATAGCTATTGGATGATTAAGAACTATCGTGAGTCATACGGTATGCATGCGAGTAATGGAATTCTATTCAATCATGAAGGTGAAAGGAGAGGGGAAACGTTTGTAACAAGAAAGATTACAATGGCACTATCAGCTATTAAGAAAGGTAAGCAAGATGTATTAACACTAGGTAACATGGATTCTTTGCGTGATTGGGGTTATGCAAAAGATTATGTGGAAGGTATGTGGAGAATGTTGCAACAAGATACTCCTGGGGATTATGTTCTTGCTACCAATGAAACTCACACCATCAGAGAGTTTGTCGAAGAAGCTGTTAAATACTGTGGTTGGGAAATCGAGTGGAAAGGTTCAGGTGTTGACGAGAAAGGGTATGACAAAGAAACTGGTAAATTATTAGTAGAAGTTAATTCTAAGTATTTCAGACCTGCAGAAGTAGACTTGTTACTTGGTGACCATGGGAAAGCAAAAGAAGAACTTGGGTGGGAACCGAAGACAAAGTTTAAAGATTTGGTTAAACTAATGATGGAACATGATTTAAACAATGTCTAAAAAATTAAGTGTTAAAAATCGTCTTTACTTATGTTACATAAGTAACCCTTATGGTGATTGGCACACTTTTTTTAAAGTGGTTGAAGACCAAGAGACAGAAGGATCACAACACTTATTCATAGATAACAATGCTGAGGCTTTCGGATTCAAGCAACCACCAATGAACGTTTATTTAAAGTTATCTAGAAAAAAGAAAAAGAAGTTAAAAAAAACGTTTGGTAAAAATGCTTTTCATGTCTTTAAAGACAACGTTAGTTTTTTGAAAATGGTTTTAAAATAGAATATGAAGAATTATAAAATCACAGAAACAGAAAGGGGTTTTGAGATCACAGGACCTAATCATTCAATGAATGGAAATGGTGTTTTATATCACACAAGTGAAACTTTAGATGATGCTAAAAAACATTTGAAAGAAAACATGGATTATCTTGTCAAGAAAAATGACATCATTAGAAAAAGAGAAGGCTTTGAAGTAACGGAAAACGAGATTGGTGATTACACATGTAAAGGACCATGGGAGATCAAGGGAGAAACTTACACATACATCGAAGATAGTTTATCATCTGCAGACGGTGAAGGTCACGATGTGATTGTCAAGAGAGAATCTGATGGGAAATTTTTTATGTTTGGTTGGTTTTTGTCTTTTAGCCAAAATTATTATTTTGATGGTTTCTTCAAAGAGGTTTTTCCAAAAGAGGTGACCATTATAACTTACGAATAAATTATGTATAGACCATTACCAGAATCACTTACCATTAAAGCATCTGAAATTGAAGGGCTAGGTCTTTTTGCTAAAGAAGATATTAAGTCAGGCACAGAACTTGGTATATCACATTTTGAGATTGACGGAGAAATTATAAGAACTCCTTTAGGTGGGTTTTATAATCATTCTAAATCACCAAATGTAGAAAAAATAGAAAACGTTATTTCGAATAAGATTTACCACATATTGTGTGCAATAAAAGATATTAAGGCTGGTGATGAGATAACTTGTGAGTACACTTTGTATAAATTGTAAGTCTTTTAAAATTGCTTAAAACGATAATAAGTTTCTAAAAGTTTCATGAATTCAAAAAAATAATGTATTTTTGCCTAAAATGTTTATAGCAATAATATGAAATTTAAAGACTTAACAGAAAAGCAGAAAAAGAAGTTAGCCGAAATTTACAATTCCAAAGAGTATAGTTGGGATGTAAAAGAAGAGAAATTAGCTAAGTTTACTGGCAAGGCATCTAGGACTGCCAGAAAGTGGTGCGAGAAGTTAGGTTTAACTAATCCTAAAGAATCTAAATCACCTCAATTTGATTCTGCTGAAAAAAAGACTTTTAATAAAAAAGCAAAAAGGTTCATTATTACATGGGCACAAATGAACACCCCAATTCATAAGCAGTTTTTCGAAAACATCAAGGTTTATGCAGAAGAGATTGGTGCAGAGATACATGTGATTGCTGGTAAGTATAACAATCCAAGATCCCTAAAGTCGGAAGGTGAAGAAGGAACTTGGGCAACAGAAGTTATGCCTTACTTGGATGCTGGTCGCCATAATGTTCACCAACATATGACAATTATGTCTGATTATCCAATCATGCCAACTGCAACTAATCCTATGTCAGGGCTTAGAGGTGATACTGGAGACAACTCATGTATTTTTGGTCACCCAAGAGTTCAAATGGAAATGGTTCCTGTTCTTGATGGTCACGCACCGAAGATGATGTTAACAACTGGTGCTTGTACAGTTAACAACTATTCAAGGTCAAAAGCTGGTAAGAAAGGTGAATTCCACCACACTTTCGGATTTGCAATTGTTGAGATTAAAAACAAAGACAAATTTTTCACAAGACAAGTAACTGCTACAAGTGATGGTAACTTCAACGACATTTATTACAATGTAAGTGATGGGAGTGTAACTAGAAACACAACTATCGATGCAGCTGTGTTAGGTGACATTCACTTAGGGCAAACTGATCCAGCTGTCTTAAAAGAAACGATCAAGTTATTTAAAAAACTTAAGCCAAAGCATACAATTATTCACGATTTATTCGATGGTAGTTCAATTAACCATCATGAGTCACATGATCCAATTGCTCAATACCACAAAGAGAAAACTGACGGAAACTCTCTTAAAAAAGAGATTGACTTCATGATTAAGTGGATTGACAGAATGAGACAATACAACTTAGTTATTGTTCGAAGTAACCATGATGACTTTGTTGATCGTTGGATTAAGAAAATTGATTGGAAACAAAACATTAAGAACGCCATGGAATACATGGATTACACAAAAGTTCTTCTTACAGGTAAGGCTCCAAAAGGGATTATACCTTATATCATCGATAAGCATTTCGATGATGTTATCACGCTAGGTAGAGACCAAGGTTTTCAAGTTAATGGATGGGAAGTTGGATATCATGGAGATCATGGTACTGGTGGAACTAGAGGGTCACTTCAACAATACAGAACTCTTAGTACAAAAACTATTACAGGTCACTCTCATTCTCCTGGTAGGATGGATGGGTCTTTGGCAGTAGGTACATCAACCTATTTGAGAATGGGTTACAATCAAGGAGCTTCTGCATGGTTAAATTCTCATGTTATTATCCATACAGATGGGAAAGCACAACACCTTAATTTCATAGTTGATAAAAATGGTGGAGCTGAATTTACAACATTTAAATAAAAAAGAGTCGAAAGACTCTTTTTTTTGTTTGATTTCTTGTTTTTTTCTTTTTACATTGTTTTAAATAGAAGACATGAAAAGAAAATTAGGAATAAACATTGACGGTGTAATTAGGAATTTTTTAGAGAGATTCGAAAAAGTCTATATCTCTACTTACATTCACAATGAAACGTTGGTTGAATCTGGAGAAGACGGAGGAATGAAAGTCTTAACAGATCAAGAGGAAGAGGCAAGAGCTGCTGCTATTGAAAAGAAAATTGATGAAATGATCACTTTTCCAGTCGATTCTTTCGACCTTATGAACCACTTTAAATTTGAGCCTGGTAAAAACTATCTTGGTGATGAAGTTTCTGCTCAAGAAGTTTATGAGGAATTTGTAAATGAATTGAAGGCATTCCAAATTTTTGGACAAGCAAATGGTTATCAGTGGTCTATTGACACTGCTCACAGGTTGCAACAACTTGGTGCAGATGAAGAATTGTTTGAAGTTGTGTTGTTATCAACGTTAAAGGGAAAGGCTGTTACAGCAACTTATTCATTCTTAGCATCTATTGGATGTAGAATCAAAAATGTTATGTTTGTTGATGACGATTTCGACAAATGGGATATTTGTGATGCAATTATAGATGTAATGCCTGAGGCATTTCAGAGTAAGCCAGAAGAATGCCTATCAATCAAGATAAATCACGAGTTCAACAAATATGAAGAAGGAGACTTATCATATGACACAATGAGAGATGCATTTCACACAAAAGATGAAAATGGAGATCCAGAACTTATCACAAAGTTGAGAAACTTTTACAATCAGTAACCAATAAATTTTATAATACAAAAATGAAAACTTTAATTTTTATCAATCGTAGCATTGTTCTTGTCTATTGCATCATTTGCACAAGATGAACAATTGATTAAGCCAGGTAGATACCATGGTAGTATTACGGAAAATGACCAGTCGAGAGATTATATCTTGGAATTTGACACAGATGGGTATGCCTATCAACTAAGTGTATCTGATACCACTAGGTATGAGTTTGATTTTAAGAAAACAACTTCACACAATCAAATCACCACACTTCAATGGATGAATTCTGACGGAAGTTGGACGGAGACACAAACTTTTATGATTACAAAGTTGAGTAACAGTGTTATTCAAGTTTTCCATATAAGATATGTTGTCAATAAAGGGTCTGAGAGACAGTCTTGGTTTTATGGCAACAAAGCATTGTTTTATTTAGAAGAATAACCCTTTATATTGCATCTTTTTTTGTGTATATTACGTTATAATTAATATAACCACAAATAAAAGTAATTATGAGAATAATAAAGAGCGGTAGAGAATATCAATTACAAAGTGAGCAAGGATCAAATGATCAAATAATTAAGTTCTTTGAAAGAACAGCAAGGTTCTTGACAAACAGAGAACTTCATGAAGAAAAAGCTGGTGAGTCATTGCCTAATTATTTCTTCGAAACATTGCAGCTTGACCCAGATGCTGACAGCACTGTTAAGTCAACAAATCCTTTGGACATGGTTCAAAATGATGGAGTTAGTATCAAAGAAGTTGTAAATGTTTTATTGGCACAATTCAGAAGCTACGATGAAGCAGGTCTTGGTTGTCCAGAAAATGATGCAAGCATCGAACATTTAGAGGGAGTCTTAGAGCAGCAAATGCAAAGAGAATCTAACAGGAGGCTTAATAGAACTTATGCCACTTTATTAAAATAGTAATTATTTGCTTTAGTTTTAAGGGTTGGGAATTAATTTTCTTGACCTTTTTTTTGTTTTTTACTTTTTTATACTTGACTATATCTTTTCTTGTTATTACATTTTAATCATATAAAAAAGATTAAATATAATATGTCAGAAAAAGTAGAAGTAAAAGCTCCTACCACAGTAGACCCGATTCAAGCTAAGATTAGTGAGGTTGTTGGTAAATTAGAGGACAAAAGTTTCTCAATTTATTTTTACGCTCCATCACTTAACTCTGCAAGTGGAGGTGTAGGTGTTTTATTCAAACAGGCCACTATCTTAAAAGAAGCTGGTTACAACGTAAAGGTTATTTTTGAACCTAAGGTTAACGAAAGAGCGTCTTACGATGCATCGATGAAATCTAAGAAAAGGATTTTTGTATATGATGAATTTAATCCATCTTGGTTAGATTTTGATATTTCTGATCTTGAAATTTTACCACAAGTTGGTGCTGATGAAACTGGTAAGCCAGTTGACAAAATTATTTTCATAAACGAAGAAGGAAATACTTCTGAGCAAGATGTTAAGCAGATTGAGATTAACACTGAAGATATGATAATCATACCTGAGGGTTTCCCAAACATCATGCAACAATTAGCAGGTAGTCCATGTAAGAAAATAGTTCTTGCTCAAAGCTGGATTTATGTTCTTAATTCATTACAGCCAGGTCAAACTTGGCAGTCATACGGAATTAGTGATGTAATCTCTATTTCTGATGCAATTACTGAATATTTACACTCTGTTATGCCAGGATTAAATGTTAAACAATACAGTCAAAGTATCAACAGAGACTTGTTTAATGTTCCTAAATTAAGCGACAAAGCTCCAATGATTGCTTTCTCTTGTTCAAGAGGGCCAGAGAACAGGATGAAAACTTACAATGTTATCAGAAACTTCCAACAATGGCACCCAAAAAATAAATTTGTAAGATTTATGGAATTAGGTGGTCTTTCGAGAGAGGAATATGCGGAGAGGCTTAAAAGTTGCTCTATCGCACTTTACACTGATGAAATTGCAGGATTTGGAACAGCACCATTAGAAGCAATGGCATGTGGAACACACGTTGTTGGTTGGACTCCTCATGGAGGAAAAGAATATATGGGTGAAAACGGTTTCTGGGCAACAAATGGAGACATTTTCCACTTGTCAGAATATTTAGGTATTGCAGTTGATAAATTACTTAACGGTGAGTTAGACAACCCTGAGCTTAAAGAAGCTTACGAAAGCACTTTGAGTAGATATACTGTTGAAAAAGAAAAGGAATCAGTTTTGAACATTTTTGATAAATACGTAGAAGAAAGAATAGATGAAATTAAAGGAATTCAAAAATAATAAGACCCTAGTCTCACTATATGTAGATTCAGAAGGTCTAGCGAGTAAGAAAAATTTTAACAACTGTATTTACAGTATCACTAAACAAAAAACACCAGTTGACTTGGTGATTTTTCAAAACAGTTTATCGGATTCTGAAGTTGTTGAACTTGAAAAAATCTTAAAAGACCCATTGTTAACTACGCTTAAAGTTGACGAAGAGGGTAAGGCTATTACAGAGGAAAATAAACTTGAAAAAGATGATTCTCCAGTTAACTATACGATAGTTAAAACAGAAGCTAAAAACTTCTCCGAGTTATTCAATTTAGGATTTAATTATGCAGCTGCAAACGGTTATGAGTTTTACTTAACTATCGAGCAAGATGATTTATTTTCAATCCACTGGATAGAATATGCAGAGCAGTTTGCATCAGAAGAAGAAAACAACGATGTTTTCCTTCCTTTAATCAGACACACAATGAACGGTCAATTCCACAGTCTTATTAATGAGGCAAGTTGGGTTGAAGGAATGTCTGAGGAAGCTGGTATCACTGATATCAACTTGCTTCTTAAATTTAACTCTATTAATCCTTTGGGAGCGGTATTCAGAGTTGAGTCTATCAAAGAAAGCAGTGAAGAAATCGATGGTTTGTATCTTCCAATGAAAGAAAGTATGAAAATCACTCATTCATATGAGTTCTTTTTAAGAATGATCTATGATGATTTGAAAGTAAAAACTGTTCCAAGAGTAGGTTATGAGCTTCAAGTGTTCCCTAAGGAATCATTCAGTGAAGCTTCTTCAAAAATACCGCCAAATTTAAATAGCATACCTGCAGAAAAAGGTGGGATGTCTCAAGAAGAGATTCAATTCTATGTTGATTCAGCTAAGAAAGAGTATTTCTTCGAAAATGATAGGAAATTACAATTCAAAGGTTAAGGCTGAGTATCATGGTAGAAGAAGAAAATTTACTACCAGGTAATCAATACGATAATTCAAGTCAACATCAGGAGTATCCTGATGTTGACAATGATGAAACTTTCACAAAAGATGAAAAAGAAAAGGAATTTTTAAATCAATTCCATTTCAAAAATGACCAGAAAGTATACTGGGGAAAAGAGCAAGAAGTTGCTGTTGAGGACTATCTAAGAATGAGTGAAGTTTGGCTTGAAAACAGGATCAAATGGGAACTCAAGGAAGCAAAAGAAGGTAAGAGGGAAACTGATTGGGATCTCATTTTATCTATCGAGGATTTAATTGAAAAATCGAAAGACCCTGAAGTAAAAATAAAAAGAGAAAAACTCTTTAGAGACAAAATTGATAAGCCATTAAGCAAGTTGGTGGAAAACATTGTTTTTTCTTATAAATTGTTTAGAGGTGATATTGATGTGAAAAGTCTGCAATGGGATTGCCTAGGGTTTTTAATGGAGAAGTTTGCGAACTTCAAACCATCAAAAGGGAAAAGGTCATTCTCTTATTACGGGACTGTTGTAAAACACTATTTGATTGGTGAGAAAAAAGACAACTACAAATCTCAAACTAATAATCTTGAATACGAATCTTTTAGAGAGGAAGTAAACAATAGGAATAAGTATGAGCTTGGAGATCGAGATCCTTTGGAAGAATCAGCAAGGTTATTTGATCACATTGTTAGTGAGATAAAAATAGAACTTGTTAACACAGAAATGTCGGATAACGACAGAAATGTTGGTAATGCTATTGTAAACATTTTTGAGAGACACGAAGAAACTAATATTTACAAAAAGAACAATCTTTACAAGCTAATAAAGGAATATACTGGATTAGAAACAAAGGATATAACTTATTCACTAAACAGGTTTAAAACCTTATATAAACTTAGAAAACAATCCTTTATTACAGATGATGATTAGTGAATATTTTTAAATCTATATTTATTAATAAAAAATCATGTCAAATAAAAAGGTTGAAATATCGAAAAATGGATTTGATAATTTGATTAATCAAATTCATACAAACATACAAGAAGAGAGAGAACTTGCTTTAGATAGATATAGAACTCAAGATGATCAATGTGAAACAATTGAGGATTTTATTTCCACTGGAAAAGAAATGGTTGCATATCTTAAAGTTGCCTCTGAAAGAACAAATGCTCAATTAAGTTTAGCTGATAAGCTTAAAGACATTGTGTTTAAAACTGAAGACCAAGATAGTGGAGGTGGTGCTGATGGGGTTTCTGATGATATTAGAAAATCCATCGAGTCTCAAATTGAGGCAACAAGAAAGTTAAATGAAGATGAAGAACTTTCTGAGGGTATAGAAGAAAATGAAGAAGATTAAAAATGGCTTTTAAAACCCAACAAAACGCACCTCTTACTGATTCGCAACTTGAGTTGACCGCAAAAATAGGGTCAATGAAAAGTTTGTTGGCACTTCCCTTTAGGCCTCAGAACAACATTCCAAAGGATCAACAAATATCTACTTTTGATTATTTGTTAAAAATACTTAGGTCTATTGGTCTTGCACCAGAACCTGTTTTTAGGCTTTTCCTAGAAAAGGTATTTGGAGCTCTGGAGGGTTTTTTGGATGAAAAGGTGATAGAGGCTGTTGGTGCATCTTTAGATAAAAAAGGCATAACCCTTCAATCAAGTAGAACAAATGCCAGCGTTATATCACAAGGAGTGGGATCAACATTGTTTTCTCCTGCTATTAAGCAAGCGATGGCAAAGGAACTTACTGTCATGATATTTGGTCCCAAGCCAAAAGAAGGTGATTCAGATAAACTTGTACCAAATTCAAGAAGAAATCAGTTAATAGAAGAGGCGGTTTGTAGTTCCAACATGTTTAGGCTATCAAATAATCCTTCTGAAAAAAATCAAGACATACAATTTAACAGAGTAAAACTGAAACAACAGTTAGAAGCTGGTGAAGTTGTATTTGAGATTAGTTGTCAAGATGTTAAAATAAAATTACCAGAAGATCCAGAAGTATTCTTTACAGGAGGTGGTGTAAACACTCAAGCCAGTAGCACTGTAACACCTGCACAAAGTATGGATCTAATTGTAAACCATGTGTCTAGTGAAGCTGGTAAAATCAATAACGAAAACAATTCTGCTTCTGTAGGAAAAAGTTTTTTTGAAATTCTAATCGAAAAGCTTTTAAGCTATATTACCACTTTAGTTTTTCCTCACGTTGGGCCTATATTTTCATTTCTAGGAAACCATTCAGAAACATCTGACCTTGGCCTTACTGCAGCTAATACACTTTATAGTAATTGCTCAATTGAGAGTGCTCCAACTGCTGAGAAAACAGCATTTGCTTCCAGCCTTATTAATTCTTTGTATTTATTATTACTTAAGTTATTACTTCTTTCCGCCATCAAGGAATTCAAGAAGCTTGTTGCAGGTTATTTTGCAAGAACAGCAAGGGAAAGGCAAAGAAGGAAGTCGGATAAATTAAGAATGAAATTTAATCTACTAAAAGGTGTGGCGGATGACGCAGGTAAAGCAGCAAAATATGCTGCAGCACTCAAGTCTCTTAGTAGTATTTTGGATAGTTAAAAACAATGTTATGGCAGCAATAATACAGGCCAGTAGTGATGCAAATAAATCTGAAGAAGTTGCAGATTTCATGTTGTTTATGTTAAAAGAAAATAGGTTGAAAGTGCCTAAACTAAGTGTTTTTCAACTACTTGCTTCTAAAATTAGACCAGGTCTAAGTGCAGACATTTTGGCTGCATCAATAACTTCCAGGTTTGATGAAATAGGGATACCAACTGGTACCCTTGAAGAAGGTACTCCTAACGTAATGGAAGAGTTTGTTAAAGTGTTATCAGAATCAATTGTTGACGCACTTCAAAATGATATGAGAATCGATGTTGCAGTTGATTCAGGGGTTACAGTACAAGCAAATGGTGCGAATGGTGGTGGTCCTGTTGTTGTTTTTGGAGCATCTGTTGCACCTCACACAGGAATTGGAGTAGCAAGGTAATGGGATTAGGTACAGATAAAAAATTGACAACAAATAAAGAATATTTGTTGGAACTGCAAAAGTTAGCAGATAAACACGCTTCTTTAAAAGAAAAATGTGAAGGCATGTTAAAAGAAGGTGATTCAATAGAAGACAAAGTAAAAGAATCTGAAAGGGTTTTTGCAATCACAGACGCAGTTAAATCCATAATGTTTGAAATGGACGAAGTGGAAAATAAATATTACACTATTTTAGATAACTACAAGAATAAGAAATAATGGGTTTTAACGATTTAGTAAATCAACAGTTAGGTGGAAAAGGTCAAGGTGACACTATGTCTTCTATGGGTAACCAAAGCAAGAGTAACATTTACCCTGCAGTTGTTTTAAATGTCGATGATCCAGCTGAACAAAACAGGATTGTAGCAAGAATTGTTTCATTAGATGAAACTGGTGAAATGAAAGGTGGTAGAGACAGGGAAACTCCTGATGATCAACTTCCTTTTTGTATACCTATGGTTCCTGAGTTTATTCACGTTAGACCTCTTGTGGGAGAAATGGTTCTGATTTATTTAGAGAATCCGTCTGACAACTCTGCCCCAAGGTATTGGATGGGTCCAATGATCACATCCAAACTAAAACTGAAATATCAATCTTTCGAAGAAGCGGATGGCATTTTTAGATACACAGACTTTTTCGGAAACGAAAAGCTAGAAAACAAAACACAGGCTTCATTAGCAATACCCCAGCAGGCAGATATTGCAATTCAGGGAAGAGATGACGCAGATGTTATCTTGAGACCAAGAGAAGTTCTTATTTCGGCTGGTAAATTTATTGAGAACAGTTTTGATTTAAACGTAAATGCTCCATGTAATATCCAACTAAAACAATATGATCAAGTTGAAAGTGATGAGGTAGAATCTTTTTCACAACAAAACTTACAAGCTAACAATGTTAACATATATTCTCCTTTTGGTAAATTTAGGGATGCAGAAAAAGGGGCTAAAATCGAGAGTACAAACCAAGACCTTCAATATTTAGGTGTACTTGCAAACAAATTGCATCCAGCAGTGTTCGGTGATGAACTAATCGTACTTCTAGATCTTATGGTTAAAGTTATTCTTACACATGTTCACACTCCACAAGCAAAGCTTGTGGAGAATGCGAATTCAAATGAATTGGCTGAATACGTTCTCGAAGGTAAACTTCAAGACATGATTTCTAAATTTGTTAGATTTAATTAAAAAGGTCTTTGAACTTTAAAGTCAATTACGTTAGGTAAAACTCTTACAGAACCTAGCTCTTCAACTCTAAATTCTATTTTATAAGTTTGGTTATTCAATAACCAAGAGGTGTCTAAATCGAAATATTGTTCTTGACATTTATTTCTAACAACTTTATTTATATTTGTCCAAGGAATGACCTCATCTTGATTATTCATTATCAACCTATAAGATATAGAATAAAAAGGAGAAGGTTTTTTACGAGAATAATTTACTCTAACATTTGCAAATATTCTTATTTTTTCATCATTTGTTAGAATAGAATTGCCCTCAAGTCCATAGATATTTAAAGTGTAATCGTTTATACTTGGAGAACTGTTTAAATAGTAATTATCTTGTATTTGAAAATGTTGAACATAATCTTGTTGGTCAACACCTGGTACAAAAGTAACACCTTGCCAAACATCAGAGTATTTTTGTCCCCTTGTTGCGTTAGGTAAATCAGTTGGGTTTATATCTACATAATAAGTACCAACACCTGCTTGATTGGGAGTAAGTCCAGTTATTACATCATTTCCTGATGGGTCTTTAATAGAAACTGTTGAGGCAGAATAATAGTTAGCCGTATTGTTTCCACTAAATGTGTATAAGTATAATCTGCTAACTCTATTATTTGTAACTTGCTCACGATCATCAACAATAACTTGATCATAATTAACTTCAATATACGGCTTGAAGGCACTATTTGTTTTCTCAGTTAAGAAAGAAGCAATACTTCTTGTGTTTGTGGACATTAGTTCAAACGGTCTTGTGTAAGCTAAACCTATACCATAGTTAGTTCCACCTGTTAGCCAGTAATTAACTAGTTTTGTAATATCTATCGAAACATCTTCATCTCCTATATCAAAATGCTGACTTGACCACAGAGGGTCTAAGTAAGAAAATGTGCTAGAAGATAAAACAAATGAATCGCCAGAAGTTATAGTTGCCCCTGTGCTTCCAACTCCAATATCTATTCCTAAGTTAATGAAATCTAAACTTGAAGTAAGTCCAGTTTGTAAATCATAAGTTGTATTTGATCCAGACAACGGATTGAAAATGTATGTAGTATCATTTCCAGATACGCTTATGTTTACACCTGTTGTTGCAGTTGATGATAAGATATTGAATCCGTAAAAGGCGGATGAGTTGTTTCCTTCTTTTTTGAAAGTCAATCCACTGTATGTAACGGATCCAGAATAAACATCAAGGTTTGTTGATGCTGTCGGATTCGAAAATACACCTGGCTCATCCCACGTTGTCAACATTGTTGCGTTATTCCAATTCGAGTAACCGCTTAACAAAGGGTTTCCTTGTTGTCTTACAATGTAATCTTCTTTCACCATGTCATAACCTCTGCCTTCATCCCAATCTTTGTTTATAGGGAAAGCAACAAGGTCAAAAGAAGTTGAGATAACTTTTGTAAGCACATCGTATTCAAATTCTTTTTCTAATACAGCATCTCTTGGAATTGAGTTTGTCATTTTTAGAGTGTAGGATTTAACATTTCCACTCATAATCTCTCCAGAAGAAAACCTGCTAGATAAACCATCTAAAGGGTATTTTGCAATATGCCTACTTATTGAGTTCCTTACAGAACCTACACCACCAAACCATAGTTCACTCATAGCATTTTGGCCACTATTAAAGGTTTCAAAAAGACCTGAGGCAATCGTATTACTTTTATCTGGATATATTCTAAATTTACTCATTTTGATGTTTTATTATAAATATCAATAAAAATATCATCACAAGCCATTAGTGTTTAATTTATGCAATTCATTGATTACTTTTTATAAAATTAATTGTTCAATATTTATTAAAAACGAACAAATTTATGCCAGTATCAATAAGTATTAAATTCCCATTCGATAGAACTCAAGAGGGAGGCGTTTTCGAAGTAAATAAAACTACTGACGAAGCTATAAGAACAAACCTTATTTCTCTACTAACCACAAAACGTGGACACAGAGTTATGAGACCAAGTTTGTATTCTCCAATTTTCGATTTTATTATGGAACCTTGGGATGATATTTCTGAGGATGACTTGAGAGGGCAGTTGGAAACTAAAATCCAAGAGTTCATGGGTAACCAAATAGAAGTTCAAAAAATTATACTTGAGCTACAAGATGATGGAAACACTCTTAGAATTGAAATATTGTATTCGATTTTGCAGATCGGTGGAGTTACCGATGGTGTAGAACTATTTGTACCATTATCAACAAATAACTAAATTATAAAACACAATGGCAAGGACAAAAAAAAATCCAGACATTAACCTTTTAAGTAGAGATTTCCAAAGCATTAGATCTGATTTAGAATCTTTCCTTCAAGCATTTTACCCTGAAGTTTGGAAAGACTTTAACGTGACTTCACCTGGTATGGCATTAGTAGATTTAAATGCTTATGTAGGTGATTTATTATCTTATATTGCTGATAAAAAATATAATGAAAACTACCTTGATGGCGTTTCGGAAAGAAAGTCTGTTTATAGATTAGCGAAAACAAAAGGCTACAGACCTCCAGGGTTTAGGCCTGGTGTTGCTATTGCAGACATTACAATAGAGGTTCCAGTTACTGCAGATGGGCCAAACCCAGATTACCTACCTATTTATAGAGAAGGGATGCAAATAAATGGTGGTGGTCAAATATATGAAACAGAATTTCCAATTGATTTTAGCTCAGATTTCTCTGAAGAAGGAACTGCGAATAGAACAATTGAACCTATATTAAATACAAATCAAGATATTATTAGATATAGGATTGTAAAAAGGGAGAAAATTAGAGCAGGTGTAACTGTTATATATTCAGAAGAAGTCTTTCAAGAAGATGCAATTCCGTTTTACAGATTGTTTTTGCCAGAAAACAATGTGCTTGACATACAAAATGTAATAGCAATAAATCAAGTGGGTTTAAGTGATGTTCCGACATATCAAGAATTTAATGACCCAAACAATTCTTTTACAGAGGTTGACTTTCTTGCACAAAGCAAAGTTTTTGAAGAAGATCCAACTTCAGAAAGAGTTAATGGTGTTGCCATTGGTAAATTAATAGAAGTTAATAAAAGATTTGAAAAACATTTTTTAGCAGACGGTAGCTGTATGCTTCAGTTCGGTGGAGGAACACCGAGTTTTAATGCATATGAAAGTTATTTGAAAGATATTACTTCTGTTTCTGGAACAACTAACATAGATGCTTCTGTGTTGCTTGATAACACAGCTCTTGGTGAAACAGTTCCTGCAAACTCAACTGTGTTTGTTAAATACAGAATTGGTGGCGGTCTTAGTAGTAATGTTGGTCAAGGTGTCTTGACTGAAGCATCTAATATAGACGCTCTTATACTTGGGTCTGATCCAAAACTTAATCAACAAGTCATACAATCAACAAGGGTGTTTAATCCAATACCTGCTGTTGGAGGGGCAGGGTTACCGACTGTTGAGGAAATAAAGCATTTCACTGCTGGTAATCATGCAGCACAAGACAGGTGTGTTACTCTTAAGGATTATCTTGCTAAGTCAGCACAAATACCGAGTAAGTTTGGTGCACCTTTTCGTATACAAGGGAAAGTTGAAGACAACAAGGTTAAACTATACATATTATCCAGAGATGGTAATGGTAGATTAGTTTCTAACTCAACATCAACAATAAAAAACAACCTTGCAACCTGGTTGTCTCAATTTAGGATGATAAATGATTTCGTTGAGATTAATGACGGAAAAGTGGTAAACCTTCAATGCGAAGTAGACTTATTGGTTGACAAAACATTTAATGTAAACGAGATAAAACTGGCAGCTATTCAAGAGGTGAAAAACTTCTTAGATATCAGCAAAAAGCAAATGAATGAACATATTTATATTTCTCAAATAACAGATTTGATTAGAGAGATACCAGGTGTGATCAATGTTGTTGATATTCGTTTCTATAACATGGAAGGTGGAGGTTATTCGTCTACCGCAATCAGTCAAGCTGTTATTGATAGGACAATAGTACCTGGTACAGGTGGGTTTAGAACTCAAATTGAGTATATTGATAATCAGATTTTTGGAACACCTTTATCTATGTTTGAGATAAAGTTTCCTTCTAAGGATGTTAAGGTGCGTTGCGGATAGTTGATTTCCAACATACTACTTACTACATTGTTAGTAAACGATTAATTTTGAGAAAGTAAAAGAAAAAAGGTACAAGAAATAATTAAACTTTATGTTGATGAACATGTACCAACAACTAAGTTAGGTAGTAAGTTTAACTAGAGATGCAAGTGGTATATTGTAAAAATAATGTTATATATAAACCTATTTTAAAAGAGTTGGGTGATGAAAAAATTAGCAATTTATATGACAAGGTGGCAACTGAGCACACCTATCTTAGCACTGGTGCCAATTGTTTTGGTAAATAACTTTAATATAAGCAACTTTTGGACTACCGCAATTATTTCGAACCTGATAGGATCTTTAATTTTCTTTTGGGTAGATAAAAAAATATTTAAGTAATTATGTTATTCAAAGTAGAGTCTTCAAACATTTCAATGGTGGATTATGAACCACAAGATTTAACATTAACTGTTTATTTTAACAACGGAAGTGTTTACAATTATTATCCGATCTATGAACATCAAGTTCTGGAGTTCTCTTCATCGGCTAGTAAAGGAAAATGGTTCAACAAAAACATAAGAGGCAACAAATCTCTTGGTGGAAAGAAAATTAAATAAATGGAACAAGTTTTATTGACAGGATCGACAAGGAGTGGGACTACACTGTTTGCTTTTAGCCCAACACCTTTTAGGAAAGGTATTGATCAAAGCACTGGGTATGTAACATTTAATGACATGGGCATAACAAGTGGTATTTACCAGTTTAGCGGAGATACTATATGGTCAAGAAATAACAGTAACCATTTTGCACCACTGTCTTCTGTTACAACAAACTACCAAACTGGTTATACGTTTATACAAACAAGCGAAGATGTTATAAGCCAGAAAAGTAAAGATAGATTGATATCTAAGCTTCCAGGTATGGTTGAAGATGCTAATTCTAAGCAAAATTTAAGATACCTATTTAAAGATGAGCCTATTAACGACATTTTTTATAATGTGTCAATAACAAAGACTTTCGATACACTTGACACCTTTAATGTTTATAATTCAGTCTCTAATAGTTCTCCTATTTTAAACGCCAATACTGGTGTTGTATTCGGAAAATTAGAAGCTATTCAAAAAATTAAAAACCCACTACCTTTAGACGCTGATCACGAAGACAGGGATAATGTTAGAATCCCTTTAAGAAATGTTCCAATAGGAATTTTTCAAGAATCCGAAGAATTTCCACAAACAACATCCGTTGATGAAAATGGAGATAGAATTAAGTTCTCTTTTAAAACAGAGTCTGAGTTTGCAGATTCAAGGTATTTTAATACAGAATCTCAAGAATATGATGAACAATTTTTAAACACTAATAATTACGACAAAATACCTGATCATTATAAATTGATGACTACAACTAATGAGAATGGTGAGTTTATTATATATAATGTTCCAGTTGGAACACAATCTATTGTTTTTGAGGTCGATTTGCTTAAGCAAGGGTTGACTAAAGAAGAGGTTGCTTTAAATTTCTTTCCATATCCAACTAGTGATTCACCCAATATTGACACTGTTCCTCATTTCTTTTTTAGGCAAATACCAGTGGATGTTGTTCCTGCATGGGGCGATTTTCAAACTGGATATACTGAAGTTAATATATCTGCAAATATAGATCTTAGAAAATGGGCAACTTACTATTTTGTTCCATCTTCATATGGTGGTTTTACAATGCCAGAACTTCCTGCAAACAATATTAACAACCCCTTGTCTATAGCAGTAAGAGATATGACGAAACCAAGTGCAGGTGGAGGATATAACCAAGAAGACTTAATGCCAAGTGAGATCGTACAAATTGGAGACACTTTAGATAGAGATACAGAACAAGAAATCTCTTGGTTTAATGAATTCATACAAAGAAAAAGTACTGCAAAATTTAGGCACGATGATTTTTCTGTTATAAAATTACCTGCAAACATTTACCATCCAACAATGATAAACAGCGTTGAATCGGGAAATGCTATCAAAGAGGTTGGGGATCCAATTGTTCTTAAAACAAATCCTGTACCTGGAACTTGGTTTGCATCATATCAATTTAAACAGTTTATAACTAGGGAGAATTATAGAACAACAGGTGCTGAGAGCAGGGGGATAAATGGTTCTGCTGGATTGGTTGTTTGGAGAAATCATTTTGATTTAACCTACCCACTTGGTCAACAAGAATATCCACCAAATGAAAGTGAAATTGAAGATCCAGCCAGTGTTGCATCAAACAACGAAACTTTAACTGATCCTTTATATGAACAGCCATGGAGTTATTTTTACCCAAATGAAGTCTCAATACCAACAGTTCCAGTTAACATTATTAATGACAACCCAAATGATGGAGAGGCAAAATACTCTGACGGAGATCTAATTGGTGTAAATACAGACACATCTGTTGATGAAACTGGTGGTTATGGTTTGCAAAAAAGAATAGATTCAACAGAAGAATTTATAAACAAATTTTCACAAAGAGTGACCAAAAATTATGTGTATAAATATGAACAGGGTAATTTTTGGGATGAAAAATATGGAACAGGTTATGCTAATCACCCAGATAGAGCCACTAATAGTTCTGTTGAGAACGGTGAAGGATATCAAAGAGTAGAGTGTGGTTTTGCATATTTCATGAGGCCAATGGATTGGCCTATTATAAAACAAAGTGATGATAAGGATTACGTTGATCCAAGTGATCATGATACAAATATTTTCCTTAAAGAAGGCACTCAAGACATGAGTCTTAATTTGGACGGGACATCAAGTCAAATCACAGGAAGGTTAGATATTTATAGAATTTTAAACCCAAGTCCATCTAATTTAATTTCTCCAGATCCAATTGTTACACCAACTTTTATAAACATTGATTTACAAAGAATTTACAGACCAGCAGGTGAATCTGGTACAAGAACTTGGTTAAGGTATCCAGTAGGAAACGAAGAGGTAGATAGAAATAATTTACATTTGTTAGGCTATTTTAGGAATGATGATAAAAAATTTACAGAAACAACAATTTTTATAACAAACCTTGGGGAAAGGACTGTAAACATTAGAGGTGTTGAAACACCTCCTAATAAATCATTTTCAACCATTTTAAACAGTAGTAGTGATCTGGTTTTTTCATTACCAGGTAATGGTGAGTTTGATTTCGGTCAATTTAAGTTCACAAAATCAAATTACAGTATAAGATTCGAAGAATACAGTGCAGGTAATCAAGGGGGTACAAGTTGGAATGGTGATCCATGGTACGTCCCATCAATTTCAAAAGATGCTAATGAAGAAGGGGAAGTGATGACATATTATTATGTAACCCAAATTTCAGGTAATTATAGGAATGGTAAGTTTAAAAATAATGGAGGCTGTGATGATGAAGGTCAAAGGCAAAACGACAATTCAAACACCTACATTGATGGGTTGGTTGTGGGATTAAGTGCAAACAACAAAGAAACTGATGGCAACTCCATTTTAGATCCTGGTAGTATAAATGTAAACTGGACAGGTTGTGAATTAAATGATAAGCAGTGGATTCCTTATGAATGGAAATAGATATGAATAATAGAAAAAAAATATTACTAAGAAGCACTTCTTTGTTTGGGTTGGAAAATTTAGACATGCATATTAATGTTGATTTGAAATCAAACTTTAAAGAAATTAGACCAGATTCTTATGAGAATAATTTTGATTTACAAAAACAATATGATAAAGAAAGAAACTCTTCTAGGAACTTTACTATCTATGGAGGGGTAAACTCTGTTTTCACCGACAGCTCAAGTAAAATTTTAAGGTTTTTTGCTGAGATCCTCCCATCTTCTGACCCCGTGTTAGAAAATAATTTCACTATAGCAAGTTCTACAAGTCAACAAAATTCTGGTGTAGACACTATCGTATTATCCAACGGTGCAAGTTTAAGTTACATAGGAGAAGTTACTTCGAGGCCTATTTCTCATAATCCAAAAAACATATTTGGATTTAATGAAGCTTACTATAAAAAAGATTTGACAGATTTTAATTACGATGCTATTTACATAGTCATAGATCAAAACATAGTTGCAAGGCAACAGTTGGTGTTTAATGATGCAGATGGAAACTTTGTTAAGTACGGTAATGATACAGAGGAGATTAGAGAAAATGGAACTACGTTTACTGTTTTTAATGATTTTCCGTTCTTTTACAATATTCATTGGATAAAACTCCCACTGGAAATAACAAAATAATTTGGTAGATATTTATTTGTGATGGAAGATAACGTTAGAAAACATAAAATTTATATAGACATAGAGCCAACTGTAAACGGTGCAGTGGGAACTGTGGGTACAACTGGTGTGACAATAGACAATTCAGAAGTGTTTTATAAAATAAAACACTCAGACGGAACTTTTCACAATTACCCTGAGAATGATTTTTACATAAACATACCTGTTTATAAATCTGAAAGGGTTTTTGAATATATAGATTTACAAAGAGAAGATGCTATCCACACAGTTCAGAGACAAGAAATAAATCCTTTTTTTATTGAATATGAGTTTTTTAATTCAGTTACTTTTAGTAGAATAAATAAAGGTGATGACTTAGACGACAATAATATTAGTTTCATTAAAAGTGTCGTGTCAGAAGTTGCAAATTCTAGTGACAGTTATGTTAGAGAATGGTATGATAATGCTGGAAAGTTTAAGTTTCCATGGAACGCTGGCACACCTAATGAAGTTACAAAAGATGATCTTGACAAATCCTCTATGAATAAAGATGGTATAGTGTCAAAATCAACTGTTTACCCAATTGACATAAACAACTAATGCAATCTTATAAATTAACGATATATTCAGGTTCTGAAACAACAAACATTGTGACAGGATCAACGCTAAGTTTTGATGGTGATTATTATTCATACGATCAATCTGGGTTTAACCTTGGGGTTGTAACAGAGTTTAATGTTCGACAGTATCTTAACAATCCTAACAATGAAGGTGTTGCAGTTGACTTTTTCACATATTTAACAGCAAACACAAGTAATAGTGAATTTGTAGAGATAGCAAATAGTAATAAAAAATTAGCAGATTCATTTGTTGAGTATTATTCAACATCTGTAACAAGTGGCCTAACAACACCGATTTCAATTATAGACAATAGTTTAACTGGAACAAGTGCTGTCACTGTCACAAATTATAATTATGATCTTAGTGACGCAGGTTCAACGTCTAATCCTTTAGGTTTTCCAGACACTATAATTAAGGGCGGTAATAGAATTGGTACTGAAACAGAATCTTTGACAACTTATACTAATGAACAAAGTTTTTTTATTCCAGTTAAAATAAAAAGAAGTAATTTAGATGTTGCAAGAATTAATTTCTCTGAATTTTCTGAAGATTCTACAAAAGTAATAAATGGTCAAAATGTTTATTTAACCAAAGGCTTTGTCGATTTAAATAAAAATGAAGACCCAGCATCATTTTGGTATGACAGATAAGTGGTCTTAATAGAAATGAGACATTGGGCAGATCTTATCAAATAGAAGTTGGTTTAACCAATGCTTCTATGATAGGGTTTTTTGTAACAGGAATGTATGGGTATGGAGAGAAAATGTTTATAAATGAAAACAATTTAGGGTGTACCTCAGAAGTTGAGGGTGTAATTCCAGATTGTAGATCGGATTCAACTGACGATTTAAGACAAGATGATGATGGTTTAACCAATACATTTATTACAGTTTATAACTTTTTCTTCACTTGCCCTGTTGAGTAGTTGTATTTTTTATGCAACATATTTATATTAAAATAAAAACAAATTTAAAATGGCAGTAGGAATATACGGATCGAAAAAATTAGCAGACTCAGATTTTAATGACTTTGATATACTGTATGCTTATAATCCAAACAATCAATCATTAGGTGATTTAGAATTGAAACCACTCTTTTCGAACATCTCTAATAATGAGATTAGAAAAATGTCAGGTGCAGACGGACTTTATAAACTTAGGCTTCCTGCTTCTGTTTTTAATAAACTTGGGTTTTATACAATTGTATTGCAACCAAAAAAGTTTGAAGTTGAAATTGTAGACTGCTCTTTCATTGTTAGCACAGGTGATGACGAAATACAAGTTTCAAAAAAAGGTATAGTTATACCAGCACTTCAATTTAGAAAAACGGGTGCATTAATCGGTTATCAAATAGAATACTTTGACGATGCAAATCAAAAGATAAAGAATTTACACAGAATTGTTACAAGTTCAGATCTTGTTAGTGTTGCTCCAAGTAACTCATCAAACACAGCTGCTTCAACAAATTACAGTTTAGACCCAAGTGGTAGTTTATTGTTTCTTACACTAACTCCAGATGAACTAAGTCTTATCTCGGATCAACAAAAGGTTGACTTAGGTAGTGCTGGTCAGAAAATACTAATTAGCAACACTTTCTTTGACCCTGAGGTGATTGAAATTGAAATGGTAGACCAAACCATTAAAACTCTTTCTCATGCCTTATATGGAAATAATACGAGAGATTTGGGAACTGGTGTTTATTCTATATTCGATGAATTTGGAAATCTTTACAAACAGTATAATTTACTGGAAAGAAAAAATGAATTTAACAACGCAACAATAGAAGTTAAGGAATTGAGGACGAGTATAAATCTGGATCAAAGTTTCTTCAACTTATCACAAGGTATTAGTTAAGTGTTTTTGATAAAGAACCACCTTTAATACATAAAGTATTTAAATTATATTGAATCTTTATTAGTTGTAATCTATCCATTTATTATTATCCTTACTCCACATTGTATCTATGTAAGAAGAACCGTCTACGTGAGAAGTGTTTAATGTTATAGTATTCCCACTATCACCGCTTATAGTAGCACCTTGAAATGTATCAAAGTCGAATTTCTCATCTTGTAAAGAGAAGTCTTTAATAGTAGTGTCAGACCAGGTTGAACTACCATCTTGTGAACATAACCATGTACCTGCTGAAAAGTCAGTATCTAAGTCTAAATCAAAGTCAGTAATTGTTCTAGAATCACCGTCTATAGTTGCTACACCGTTCTTTATAGTTAAAGTATAAGTTTGTCCTACAACAACCACCCATCTTTCATCAATAGTATTAGAGTTACTAAGCCCCGAAGCTTGTAATTGAACCTTGTTACCTGCACTAATTCTCTGTCTAAGGTTAAGCCAACCTGTATTGGCATTATTGAATTTACCAGAACTTAGTATGGTCAAGTTGTTAACTACAGTATCACAAACAAAAGTCAGTTCAAGGTCTAAATCATGAAACTTATCTATGACATGATCTACATTTACCTTACCATCATCTTGATTGCTACGATTAAAAGTAACCACATAACTGTTCTTTTTCCACATACCATAATTGATTCTTCTCATGCCGTCTACGTGGTTAGTTTCTATATCCCATACCGTCCCATCACTCCCTATTACCTCGTTTCCTAGACCTTCTCTAAGCTTGTAATCTTCGTTGTTAATAGAAAAACTGTAAAGCTCAATATCAGCGTAGAATAAACCTCTCTTACCTATTTGTGAAATAATGAAAGGGGAAGTGCAGGAAGGCATGTTTACAGTAGTACCGTTTACAGTAATATCGTTATCAGTTCCATTGAAGTTTAATTCTATCGTGTTAATACCACTAATTGCTGACAGCCCTGTGTTAACTGTTGCACTACCTGTAACCCGTAAATACACATTCCCACTAGATAATACTGTAATTCTGCTATTACTGGCTGAATTACTCTCTGAACAAATATCGAACTGTGTACCAATAGAGTCTAAGTTAAACGTGAACTTTAGTGGTTCATTTGTGTTGCAAGTTATAGCGGAACTTCTTTTTAGATACTCTTGATTAGCACTATCAAGCTCTAAAGCAAATGATTTCTTTTGCCAAACCTCTGAGTTTAATATTGTCGTAGATTCGTTTATAGATATAGTAGCGATATCACCAGTTTCACTTTCAATAGAAGCACCAATAGACTCTCCAAAAAGCCAAGTCTTACCCTCAGCTGAAAAGGATAGAATAACACTTGTCTGCGGATAATCTACACCATTAAAGGTTATCTTACCTCCTGTGACGTTTGTAAAGTCTAGTTTATAGTCATTATGTCTAAACCTTGGATTTTCATCACCCAACATAACTTCTCTGTATGGACTAGAATCAGATCTTAATATCCTTTTTTGCCTTTTTACGTTTATTGCCATTTTGTTTACTTTTTGTTAAGGTATGTCAACACCATCAATTGATATCCATAATGTGTTGGTTGCAGTATCATCAAATGCTCTTATACCGCCAGTTTGTGTTTTAGAAGGGTTGTCGGTGTGACTTATTTTTTCATCAAAAACAGTTTGCAAATCCGTTCCACCACTATAAATCACCTCACTCACATCAAGGTTTGTCGTATAAACAGTATCAGATGTGGAACCTGTTATATTTTGTCCACCAAGAATAACAGATCTTATAGCAGATGATTCTAACTTGTTATTCTGGCCCCCAAGTATTGCTGAATAATCAGCATTAGTTATAGATCCATTTGAGTGTGCAAAAGCATAAGTTCCGTTTACTAGTGTGTTACCCCCACCTACATGAGACCCTTGTGTAGTTGCAGATGTTACACGACCTCCAGCATGAGAAAATGCCCCACTTGCCACTGTTAAATAACCTTGTGCATGAGATCTAGGTGCATTAGCAATTGTTTTATCGCCTTCTGCATGTGAATAAATGCCACTAGCAGTTGTGTTAAGACCTTCTGCGTGAGATCCTATTCCAGAAGCAGTTGTACCTAATCCTTCTGAGTGAGATCCAACTGCAGTTGCCGATGTATTGAATCCTTCTGCATGAGAATAATTTCCAGAAGCTAAAGTCTGCCTACCCTCTGCGTGAGAAGCTGTTGTTATTGCAGTTGTGATATGACCCTCTGCATGAGAATAATCACCATAAGCAAGTGTATTTCTTCCTTCTGCGTGAGAAGCATCACCAGAAGCACTTGAAAAAAATCCTTCTGCATGAGATCCATAAGACCCAGAAGCAGTTGTGCTGTGACCTTCTGCATGTGATGGTCTTCCAAGTGCCTGTGTGCTTTGGCCTTCAGAGTGAGACCAGTCAGCATGTGCCGTTGTAGATTGCCCTTCAGCGTGACTATATCTACCATAAGCTATTGTACCTGCACCTTCAGAGTGAGCACCTCTGCCTTGTGCCATTGTGACAAACCCTTCTGCATGAGATCCATAAGACCCAGAAGACAATGTACCTCTACCTTCAGCGTGAGAAGTGTTCGTTGTTGCACTTGTGTTTTGACCTTCAGCGTGAGCATAAGATCCAGCAAATGTGTTTTGACCTTCAGCGTGAGACCATGGTCCATAAGCTATTGTTTGAAACCCTTCCGCATGTGAGTACCTTCCATTAGCAACAGTCCCAAAACCCTCAGCGTGAGAATAATTACCACCTGCTGTGTTTCCAGATCCACCAGCAACAAATGAGCTATTCCCACTTGCTATGTTAGATCCTAATACAGGTTTAATTGAGTTTGTTCCTGATCCAATGATAAACGGTGTAGTGCCTCCACCAGTACTGATTATATCACCAATATCTGTCCCTGCTGAATATATTGTTGTGGCACTAATGGTGTTAAAGTTTGCAGCTCCACTGAATGCGTCATTTATTGCTTGCCTCCCTGCACCAAAGGTGACTCCCGTAGGTATTAATTCTGACATGTTTTTATGTTTTAGGTTTAATTATAAATATGGTATTTAATTTTTAATTATATCAAATTCTTTACTAGCCCAAGTGTCAGTTTCATTATCCCAAAGTATCTCAATATAAAAATCTTCTGAGTAACCTGTTTCTGTTGTTTTGTTTTTGTCCATGTTTATTGTTTGAACATGGGGCTCGTATCCCCTGTAATCAGTTGTCAACGTGTACATTCCTGCTGTGAGTCCTGTAAACAAGAATCCGCCTGTATGATCAGAAACTTGCATAATTGAATTACCATCTTGGTAAGTTAATTCTAACGTTGCACCTGTAACAACACTACCAGTTACAACTCCACTAAGGGAATAATTACCAGGAGTTTCAAGGTTTAATGATTCAGGTGTGAAAGAAGCCTCTATTTCATCTACAAAAGGGGAATCTATTTCACCAGACACAAACAACACTTTTGGTGCAACATCTGTTCTACCAGTCATGTTGTCAGAAAATGTTATAATTTTTTGATCGACATCGAATACATTTCTTATTTTTTTGACATTACCAATTCTGTACATAAAATCCATTCCAGTTTTCAATGGAAAACCTGCTTCTTGTATGCCGTTTTCATTTAGGTTTTTTTCTATTTGAAAAATAAATTTTTCACTCGAAGTAAAACCAGTATCTATCAGGTTATATATCACCTCAACAACGGATGAATCTCCATCACCTACGTTTGAGTAATAAATTTTTGGTGAGAACGTATTAAGGAAACCTGTCACAAGAGGCTCTTCTATTATTGGCTTGTTGGGTACTGTAAAATATGTAAAAAAATGACCTTGCACAACTATTCCATTAAATGTTGTAGAAGTTATACTATGCTCTTCTATTGTTGAATTAAAAGGTTCGTATTCTGGTAAGTTTACAGAAACTCTAGCAATAGACTCTCCTGAGTGAAAAGGGGATTCATAAAAAGACAATTCTTCAGATGTGGTTGTCGCAGTTACACCTTCTCCAATATCTGGATATTCTAAATTTTCATTTTCTGTTGAGTTTATGATAAGACTATCAATATTATCTACAGCCATCATTTCAACATCCACGTAGTCACTTGGAGTTTTTTCATAAAAAGCAAAAGAGGTGGCAACAAAATATTGACATTTATCTTCAAATAACTCTTTTTTATATAATCCAGATGTTGTCCCTGTTGTTTTAATAAATTGACCTGGAGCATAATCGTAAACTGGCGTTGTCACTCCAGTGGCCGACACTACATCTTCCAAAAAAGGGGTTTCCATCAACTTTTGTATTTCATCAAACGAAACAGTGTCTAATTTTGAGAAATTTTCAGTTTTACCAGTAGCAGATGTTTCAAGAACTTTTGTGATAGAAGAAATTTGATTACCATCTTCATCGTATAAAGTTTCTTTTTCTGTAACCAAGTTCTCATGATTAACCCCTTCTGTTTCTTTTTTGTTAAAAAGAGGGCTATAACCTTTATAAGATTCAAAATCTAATTTATAAGTTTTATGAACAATTTCTGTTTTACCACTCATTGAATGAGTGTTTCCAGTAAACTCATATCTAATAAATGGAACATTAAGATTTGTAAACAACATATGAGGATCTTGTGAGTAATAGTTCACGGAACCGCCCAAAGTTGTAAATTTAGGTACATCAAAAGTTATGTCTCTTAACTTATCCTCATTTATATCAACATTTTTGTTGGAATAAAAACTTCTTGCAACAGAGTTATTATCTCCAGTCTTTTTTCTGTATTCTTTATTAATTATCATGATTTACACTTCTAATAATTGAGCTGTTTTTGTTGCAACATCGTAAACAATTTTACCAACATCATCTCCAGTTGAATAATTATTGTTAGTTATGGTTGTTTGTATAATTTTCTTGTCTACCAATATTCCAGTTGGGTTAATGAAGTTATGTCCATTTCTAACAATTTCACCACCTAAATATGTTTCCATCTCAATGGATATGTTACCAGAATTTATCGTTTGGAATAATGCTCTCAACCTGATTTCAAAAGATACTTCAAGAGGGAAGTCGTTTTCTAACTGTAAAAAGTTTATTTTAACTGATTCAGTTCCTGTTACCTCTGAGTTATCTGTACCCCATGTTAAGAATGGCTCTCCTGTTGACAGCGGACCAACAGTTGTAGGTCCTTCACTCCAACCTACTTCATCGCCATCTATACTGACATTTCCAGTGTTAACAATTGCAGTTTTTGTATCAAGGTCATTACCTCCTTCTGAAGTCCACTTATACCTAATTACAGCAAAATCGAATGGATCAAAATCGAATTGATCACTCGAAGTGTTTGGGTAAATCTCAGAGGTTAAACTTATCGGATTTAACACAGAATCAAGTTTTGTTGGCATATTACTAATTACTTGTATAGGGTTTAGTTGCATGCCAACTCTAGGTGTCAAATACCCCTTAACTTCAATAATATTTAAATCTGCCTTGTTGTTATCGTTTGTATCTGCTGTTGGTATAACTGGGTACAATTGTGGATCTAATGGCGGTATATAATCAGCCTGGAATTCAGAACCATCATTTATACCTTCTTTATAGACAAACTTTTGCCTATTAAACAATGTGTTTCTGTATTCCGTACCTGTACCTTGGAAAATTGTTGTAGCAGGAATGAGTTGCAAGAAATAATCTTGAAACTGCACCTCCAATAGTTCAATAAAAAACTCTAGACTTCTAAAGGTTAATCTGTTTGACCTTGGGCTATCGCCATAATAATATGTTAAATATAATTTTTTAAGATTTTGATACCAAAAGCTTGTGTGTTCTTGGTCTACCGTTTTTCTAGTTCTTGGATCTGTTGAGTTTGCATAGACATGTTCTGCAAATTCATTAAATGTCATTCCAGAAATAACTCCATAGTCGATTACGTCACAAAATTCGTAAATATGTTCAAACGGAACTGTTAATGCACTAAATGAGAATGTTGTAGAAGTTGTACCCCACACCCAACAAGTGCCTGTTGATTGAAGCCAGTGCATTACATCACACTCAATTGCTGCAGCTGGGCTTATACTAACGTCCAATTCTTTTGTATTCAGAATGTGCTCCGTCCCAAAGTAATTTGTGTCACCAGTTTGAACTTTAATGTTATCAGCTCTCTTAATTGGATCAAATTCTGGTCTCCATTGGTTTATATATGCTTGACCGTCACCTCTTCCTGGTCCACCTTCTTGAAATATATAAGAACTTGCATCGTAATTTATATATCCGTTTTCATTTATTTTTTTAGGACCACCTTCAATTACAGAATCACTTATCTGAATAAAATCCGTTTGCCCTTCTGATGGGGCAAAATCACCAGTAAGACCTTCTGTAGAATCTGAAACAACTTTTTTAATATCATAAACAAATTCGTTTAGGTTGATAAGGCATTCAGGAGCACCAATTAGTTTAAATACAAACTGTAATGCATCTCTTGTACCTTTTTTCTTAAACAGCCAAATAATATTGATTAATATTCTTTTCCATATCTCAACATTTACTTCAGCTAGTGTTGTTTTGTCCCCTTCTACATCTCCAACCAAATATTCAAACAAATCGGTTTCATTAAAAGATGATGACAATTCCCAACCTAAAAGATTACTTAATTTGTGTAAAAACTTGTTAGGCAAACTTTCTTCCTCTGAGTAGTTTACGGTATGTGCGAATGCAATAGAGTCAATAAACTGTTTGATGTCATCAAACTGCTTAGAGTAAGTCTCTACCAAACTCCTATAATCACCTTCGTCACTATCTTGTTCCAAAAAGTTCTCAGGAACCATTGTCCTAAGCATTATACCCGTTTTACTATCATCAACTAATTGAGCAGCATTTAATATGTCTTCTAGGTAAAGTGTGAAATCACCACCTTGATTATCAGGGTTGAATCCATCAATTGATCTAGGCCATGGGAATTGCAAGAGGTTTTCTGTGTCTGGTTCTTCTGCACTTGGTATTAAAAACTCCCCTTCCAATACCAATTGTTTTTGAAGCCTTGTCATTCTGCTTAAAAACAAGTTATGCCTTATCTTTGTAGGTCTTACATAAATAGCATTTGCATAACTACTCGCTGTTACAGAGCTGTCAAACAATAGTCCTCCAATTCTGAAATTCATGTAAGAAGTTCCAGCGGAAGTTGCAAAAGGTGTGAAACTATAATCTATTATTTCATGTATAGTTTCGTTTCCGAATAACTGAATAGCAAATTCACTTGTATCATTTACAAGAGTTGGGTTTGTTGACGTACCTGAGTTTACAACAACTTCGCCCTGATTTGTTGCAGATGTGTAAGGAATGGAAAACGAAGATTCAAATGTTGAACCAACTTTTTCAGTTGTGTAGTTTACTATTGTACTACCAGTCCCATTGTCATAAGATAAAACAGCATAAGGAAAGTTTTCATTTACATCGTTTATTCCTTGTGCAACAGATGTGTAAAAAGAACTAAAGTAAGCGTAACTTAATGGGTCTGTTTTTTTAAAATTTAACTCCCTGTTATCAACAGAAAAAGAAAGCTCTGGCTCAAAAGTGCTAACATTTAAACTCTCTAATGTACCATAACTGTCGAATGACAGATGTCTACTGTCAGCCGATAAACTATCGGAATCCGTATTTCTTTGGACTCTAAATGAACCGAATGTAAACAAAGATTCTGACTTGCTTGTAGATATTCTTGTGTCTTCACCAGGTTTTTGAAAAACCGATAAGGTTTGACCGCTGTCTATTTTGACTAAATCTGCCATTAATGGAGTGTTTTTATTATAAATATCACTTAAAAAGAATTCAAATTAAATAGTAGGGATAAAAAAGTTTTTAGGAAATATTTATTTTAAAAAAATAACTGTTTACATTCCATTAGTTTAAAATAAGAAAAAAGAAGTAAACTATCATCAAAACCAATAATACAAATGAATATAGATGGATCTATAATAAAAGAGTGGGAAAGTGCAAAAAAAGCATCAGATTTCTTGTATATAAATAAGAACACAATAGTCAGGTGTTGCAGGGGTGAACAGAAAAAAGGTGCTGGTTTTATTTGGAAATTTAAAAACAAAAAATAATGAGTGGATTTTTACCTAATGAGCCTAGTGTTTTTATTAATATAAAATTGACCGACACAGGAAGACGCTTACTTTCTCTTGGAAGGCTTACATTCGATAAAGCAGCTCTGTCTGACAGGGAAATCAACTACGGCTTTGATAGGCAGGCTGTTGGTGGTTATGATATGCAAAACAATAGGGTTTTAGCACCTAAAGATGATCATCCTACTTTCTCTAATTTTGATGGGAGTGACTTTATACCTTTAGGTCCAGCAAGAGTTCATTCTGCTAAGCAAATTGTTTCAGCTTTAACCGATTCTGTTGGGTTCTTCACAGGAGACACTAAATCAGGTTTTGGGCTTGATGTTTCGAAAGCAATAACAACAGTAAATATTACATACTCTTCATCTACATCTTTACCTAACGGAACAAATGTTGTTGGTTATGATGCTGGGTCGGAACTGGGTGGAATTGCTCCAGTTGCAGGTAACTTGATTTACATCCCATGGGAACCGATACAAAACAGTGGGAACACGTTTAATTCAAGTTCTTATGATTTAAACCCAACAAATGCAACAAACGCTCTTTGGTATAGAATAAGTGATGTAACATCTAATATGATGTCTAGTTGTTTAACTTTAGATAGACCAGTTCCTAATTTCGGAACATCTACAACAGACCAAACAATTAGAGCTTACGTTTATCCTTATAACGGAGTAGAGGATTACTATGGTTCAGCATCAACGGTAAATGTTGGCGTTTGGAACATGAATATTGTTAGAACAAGTGATGTGATTGGAACTGAGTCTACAGGTAGTGGGTATACAACTTATGGATCAGTTGAGTATAATGGAATGAAAAACTATTTAGGGTTTTCTTCTGAAACTAAATCATTCGGTGTTGTTCATTTTACAAACGAGCATACAGGAAATACTTACGCAGAACAATTTGTTGAAAAAACTATTGAGTTAAACCTACCAAATGTAATGTGGCATAAAACAAGTGCCAACGTTGGTCAAGGAATGGCTCAAGGTCTTACTTTATATGATGTTGCTGGTATAACTTACATTGACTCAGCAAACAATTCAACATACAGAGAGTTAAGGGATGGTAGTTCAACTGACAACGTTGTTGTTGGTAGAGTGTATCATAAACTTAAAATAATTGTAATTACAGACCCTGAATTACTTACAGCTCTTAGTTATAAGTCAAATAGGAATTACACAATTCCTAAGCCTCAATTAACACTTCAATCTTCACCAAAGTATCCACTAACATATAATGATGCAACAGGTCTCTGCAATAGTGGTAGCACTTATTATGTTACTTATAATTTGGAGTCTGGTTCTGAATATTCACCAAACTCTAGTTTTGGTTATCCAGAAACAATGCCTGGTGCATACGTTTCAAAGGTTGCAGGAGAATATGATGCAAACGGAAATCCAACATTCTTGTCAATAAACTTCCCTCCAACATCATTCCCTTTTATGAGGTCTGATGTAAACATGGATCCAACGGGATCTTTCTCTGGAACAGGATGGAATGCAAATAAGATACAAATAATGGTGAACGAAGTTGCAAACACTAGTTCATTGGATTATGACACCATACCAGAATATGGTTGGGTAAAAGTCTCTAACGTAGTAGGTAATGGTATTTACACAGGAGAAACTGGAGAAACTTCAATCAACCCACTTCAATTACAAGCTTATCAATTTGTTATCTCAAGAGAAGATTATGAATCAGGTACAACTTATTCGTTGGGAACAGGGTTTACAGAAAACATGGATTCAGGTAGTAATGGGTTAACATTCGGTGATGAATCTTTCTTCTTTGGATCATTGAAGACAGGTATTGCTGCAACATCATTTAAAACATCTATTACGATACCTGTTTCAAATAATGGATTTAACTCATCTAACAACCCAACATTTGATAGCGATTTAGATCACAACACATATATCACCGAATTTGGTGTATTTAATGCAGAAAATGAATTGGTAGGAATTGCCAAGCCAACTTATCCATTGAAAAAGAACAATGGAAAACTCTTGGCACTTAAATTAGAATACGACTTTTAAATAAAAAAAACATAAAAATGGGAAAAATACCTTCAGCATCAACACTTTCATCTATCGCTTACTTAACTGAAAGTGGTAGAAGATATCTTTACGGAAAAGATAACGATGGAAACCAAATTAGATTCAATGACGATGGAAGTGACAATTTTGAAATTGTTAGTTTTGCATTATTTGATGGAGATAGAAATTACAAAGTTGCCACAAACTTTAGTACTGGTGAAATGCCAGATATTGCAGGAACTACAGATAAAACTTGTTTAAAGACAGCTGCTGATATAAGTAGAAAAAACTCTATTGTATATGCAGGAACCATTGTTAACACTGTTGCTGACACTTTCTTTTACCAAGCAAGTTCTGAATCAGTAGAAATAGACATTGATAGTTTATAATCATTAAAAAACAAAAATGAACGAATTTAAAAAATTAACTGAGGACCCTGTTAGTACAAGACAAGAAACTCAGACATCAAGAGCAATAAACGGTAGTGAACTAACTTACACTTTGTGTGATAGAACTGATCTAAACAGTAGTACAACGAATTATTTTGTAAGTTTCAATTTACCTTACACATCTACTGATTTCCCTACTACTTCTCAACTTTCTTTGTCAAAGCCAGAGTTGCAACAGTTAAATGTTGACAAAATGGTAATAACTCCGATTGCCAAAGAAAATTATAACGAAATTTTAGACGGTAGATCGATTACTTTTACAGTTCCTCAAACAGGTGCTGGGAGTATGTCTGCAAAAACAGTTGTATCTTCTACTTATTCTAGTCTTGATAAGAAAAGTACAAATGAATTGTTAGGATCAAACATTGCCTTTTTGTTCTCAGATGATGTTAACTTGCCTTACAGTGGTACAACTGGTGACGGATCTTTTGATAACTCATCAAATTCGACTTGGAATACCACTTCTTCTTTTGCTAACAGGCCTGCAGCGGTTTCATTCAGCAATATGGGTCAAAATGATTACTCTACAGATGGGAGGGATTTTGCTACTGATGTTAATTTGGCTGTTACAGTTGACGAAGGTTATCCTTTACCAACTTTGAGAGGTTATAACTACGACATCCCTGTTGGATTTGTTGCATTAGATAAAGGGTGGATGATTCTTACTCACCCAAATATTGTTGACAACATACCTTATAACGAAGGGTTTAAGTTGTCAGATGGGTCTTTGAACACAGGTCCTACTTCAGCAACAACAGATATTTACTTTACAGATAACACTGTCTCTCAATTAAGTTTTGTTGATATTAATATAGAATATAAAACTTCTGTTATTGCATTAGTGTTTCCAACAGAATTCTTCTTTACAACGAACAAGTCTTGGGATTTGGAGAAAAATTATCAAGAACAACAAAATGGGACTTTTGGTTATGATGCTGTTTCAATTTCAGAAATAGCACTTTATAATGCAAAGGGAGAAATTATTGCCATATCTAAACTTGATAGACCGTTAGAAAAACAATATAACGATTTAGTTACTTTTAACTTAGACATTAACATTTAAAAATAAAATTATGGCAACATTTACAGATAGTGAATATACACCATCATACGCTTTCGCTTCGGTTAACCTAAATACAGTTATAGATGGAGTAACAATGGACCCAAAAGAGGTTTATCAGTGTCAAATATCAGTCACAACAGCAGACAATACTCCTGCGTTTGTTGGAGATATAGGCAATTCATCTTTACCATATAATTATTACCAATTAGGTTCTGTTAATGGTAGATCTTATTATTTAGGAATTGGGGGTATAACAAGGAGTCAACAAAATGTTATTCATTTTTTACCCCTTGGATATAACAGTACATTCCCTGGTTATATAGCACCTTTGTCAGCTAATGAATTAACTGATTGGAAGACAGCTTGTAAAAATTGGATCATAAGCACAACTGGGTCTGAAAATGCAACAGTTGGAACAAATATCGCTCAAACAATAACTGTAAGTTTTTATGGTGTTGAGACAAATAGAGAAGAAGAAGCTGGGTCATTCCAGTTTACATTAAAAACAACAGTATAAAATAAATGACACAATTCACTAAACAAGTCGTAGACCCTATAAGCACAAAGCAGGAGATTCATACATTAACGGTGGCTAATGGAAGTGGATTGACGTACACTTTTTGTGATAGAACAGACTTAGCTTCTAAGGAGGCAAATTATTTCATAAGCTTCAATTTACCTTATGAATTTGATGCTTTCCCTTTGACGGACACTGTCGCTCTTCAAAAGCCAGAGTTGCAACAATTAAACGTTGACCAAATGGTTATTGTAGATATTGATGGTCAATACTATAACGAACTTATAGATGGTAGATCGGTTAACTTTACTGTACCTCAAACAAGTAATGGTGGTGCCTCTATTTCCGCAAAGACAGTTGTTTCAACAACGTATACAACTTTGGAAAAAAACACAAATGATCAATTCTTGGGAACAAACATTGCTTATTTATTTTCCGATGATGTTAATTTACCATATACAGGAACAACGACCCTTACAGACAAGTCTTCTGTGACTTCTTGGATAAATCCAGACAACGATAGTATCATGGCTGTGCCAGTTGCTACTTCTTATACTGAATTAGATTTAAGTTCTAACGTAAACACAGATCAAAGACCTTTTTCTGATGTGAGTTATGCAGTTGATGTTGGTGTTCATTATCCTGGAACTTCAAACCTTGGATACAACTATGATATTCCAGTAGGATTCGTGGCTCTTGATAAAGGTTATTTAGTACTAACTCATCCTGACATTGTAAATAACATTCCTTTTTCACAAGGTGTTAAAAGACATAGTAATTTACCAAACACAGGATCAACTTCAGCAACAACAGACATATATTTTTCAAACACGAGCACTTCTGCTGCTAGGTTTGTCGATATTGATATTAATTACACAACTTCAATTATTTGTATCATTATGCCTAAGGAGTTTTACAAAACTACAAATCCAAGTTATGACACAATTAGGGCAGCTGAAGAAGAAGCTGCTGGAACAAATGGTATGGAACCTGTCTACATTTCTGAGATCGCATTACATAACACAAATAATGAAGTTATTGCTTTTGCAAAATTGGATAGACCATTAAAAAAGACCTATAGTGATTTCGTTAGTTTCACAGTAGACATAAAATCATAAAAAAATGGCAAGATTAGAGTCAGCATCAACAATATATGTTCAAGCCTACCTTACAAGTAAGGGTAGAGAATATTTTTCTGGATTTAATTTAGATGGTGAAAACGCTAGGTTTGATGGTGATATCGATTTGTTTCAAGCAAAAACTTTTTCTTTGTATGATACCGATGTTAATTATAAAACCACACAGCCATTAGAATCTGGTGATGTTCCAGATATATCTGGATCAGACGGATGTTTAATGACATCTGCATACCAACTTAGAAAACATTTTTTAACAAATGGTGTAAATGTAGAAGAAATACCATTTGATTTTGCTGTTATTAGATATTCTTGGGAAGCAGTTGGCTATCAAACTGATGTGGATACTAGAACTGCAATTTTGGGTACAGGATCAGATGCTGTTGACATGGTAGATGTTGGTTATGATAGAGGTACTCAAGTTAACATGACTTACCCAAACCCTGTTGGTGGAGTAGAAAGATATGTTGGACCATCTGAAGATGAATATTATTTAAAATGGGGTAGGGACAATGCAAGTGCAAGTGTTGGAGGTAAATATACAGAAAGTGTTCTTGTTGATTTTAATAGACTTATAGAAGACTTTGGTACCGTTGAAGAATTTCAAGTTAGACTAAGATCTTATTGGGTTAGTAGCATTGCTATTAGTGGGCCATTGACAGTTGAATTAACCACTTATACAGGTGGTGAAATGGTTTATGATTCATATACATTTAATTACTTTAATGAAGGTGGCGTAGAATCTTTTACAACAAGTTTTGATACCGTTTTAAATCATTATGTAGTAAATGGGAATGAAAATGGTAGTGATGTTGGATTAATAAGTTTTAATGCAGCAACAAGAACTGCTAGTTTAATAAAAGTTGAATAAAAACAATTACATCATTTATAAAGTTTAAAATTTTTAATAATATTATTTATTAATAAAACACTATGTCAAAAATAAGCTCAGCCACATCACTTACACTCACTGCGTATCTAACCGAAAAAGGTAGAGACTACTTGGCTGGGTTTAATGGAAACAGCTCTAATAGAATTGTTGATGGGACGGACATGTTTAAGCCAACGAAATTTACCCTTTACGACAGTGATGTAAATTATAGGGTTTCGGATAAACTTACAACAGGAGATCCAACCGATCTTGCTGGAAATAAAGGGGACAATTGTCTAAGTACAATTGCCAATCAAGTAAAAAAGAACATTCTAATTTATGAAGAAGGAAATACACCAACAATCTCTTTCGAATCTGATCTTTATGTGATAGACGAGGGGCAGGCTGTTTCTTTTCCAACATTATTAAGTCACTTGCAATTTGGTTTCATAAACAAGTCTGTAGATATATCAATTGACGAAGTTAGGTCAACTCTTGCACCAAATCAATATTCAATTGATAATACACCTTCTACATTCACATACGAAGGGAGTATACAGGAATTTACATCCAACTTCACATCTACAACAGACGAAGAGTTTTTAATTGGTGAAACAAGGGATGTGGTTTTAACTCTCAGTAATTTTGTTGAAGCAGAGCCAGGTGAAATAACGGAGACAACAATAAGAATTAATGGAACGGCTCCTCTTGAAATACCAATTAACTTTGATAGATTGGAGGATTCAGTCAGAACAGGATATGATGGACAGCATGGAAACATTGTTATAAATAATGGGTTGTTAACAGAGCCTTCTTTTGCTAATGCAACAGAAAACTATATGGAAATTGAGATTTCTGATAATCTAATTCCATATATAGACTTATTAAATATTAAAATTATAGAATCTGATGTATTAGCTGAAAGTAACAGGCCAATAATATTAGTTGATCGGCATACTGTGTCTTCTATGATAAGAAATGGAGAAAGAGTTCCATTTGAGATGCTAGAGGGTGATGACAGTTTTGCTATTGACACAAGGATTAGCACAATAGATTCTATTGACTCTTCTTTCAGGGGTTCTATCACATTTAGGATTGTAGAAGCTGGAGAAGGGATTTCAGTTGGAGTAAGAGATACTTATGTAATAAATGTAGAAGGTGTTGATCAACCTGTTATTCCAGAATGTGTTCCTGCTGTTTTTGAAGACCCTATGTTTGATGAAGGTAATTATCGTTGGGCACACACAGTCAATGCTCATATTCCATCATATATTGAAAATCTTGATAATAACAATCAAGCTGTTTTGGCTGTAGAGTCTTTTGATCAATGGCAAGATTCCACAAATGGTGTATCTATGGCTTTTGGTGGTCCTCTAAGTGAGTATGATCGCTCAGACATACCAGGGGAAGTGTCTCTTCAAGAAAGGTGGAAATTAATAGATCCTGAAAAAAACATTGATAGTGATTCTGGTATATATTCAAAAATACTTTTTGAAAACGGAGGAAGTCTTTCTGGTGATTATATTGCAAAAATAAGCATAAGGGCCTATACCGCTGGTAACCCTAGAGATATATTAAGAAGGCCTAGGGTTTATATAGTTGCAGGGTATAATAACTCTGATTTTGAAATTAAAGCGGAACAAAATTTCGATGTTGAAAATGGTGTCACTGATTCTGGAGTTCCTGATTTTATAAATATTGAGCTCCCTATAACACTTGATGGAGAAAGTTATTTTGGTTTTTTCGTAAAAGCAATTGATGGAGCTACAGCAGAAGGGGCTTCTGGGGTTAGACTGCCAGCTTTTGGATATGAAGAATGTCTAAACGAGCCAGACAGAGAATTAAGAGACGTTCCTCAAGGTCAAATTTGGGCGTGTACTAAAGAGTTTGGGGGTACTATCGAATTTGCTACCAATGTAGAAGTGGATTCTTTTCAGGTAATTTGTCCATAAAATTAAACAAAATGTCAAAATAAGGTATAACTATTTATTAAGACGTGTGTTTAAACTTGACTTTGTCAAATTGGCTTATTAGATTAAAACAAAAACGAGAATGTTAATAAGTTTAGATATATCAACTTCAGTAATAGGAATCACATCTTTCGATGAAGAAACTGGTGCTTTAATTGAATTGGATTACATAAAATTCAAATCAGGTAAAACCATTTTCGAAAAATTAGAGGATTTCAAAGAGAAGATAAAACATTACGAAGGTGCAAATGTAAATTACATTGCAATCGAGGAACCATTAAAGAAATTTATGGGTAAATTCTCAAATGCATCAACAATATCTTTGCTTAATTTTTTCAATGGGATGATTAGTTCATACATGTACACAACTTTCGGAATTGAGCCATGGTATATGAATGTGAATACAGTTCGTAAAACTGCATTTCCAGAAGTTAAATTAAACGCAAAGAATATTAAGCATGAAATCTGGGGACAGGTTAAAAACTGTGAACCTCAAATAAATTGGAAGTATTCAAAAAGAACAATGAAGCTTATGCAAGAAAACTACGATATGACAGATTCATATGCAGTAGGCAGAGCATATCTTAGAACATTAAATGAAAGTGGAAAAATAACTCTTAAAGAAGATTATTTCGAAACTAAATCATAAGACACTTATTTGTGGTTAGATGAGGGAAATTGGATAGGTATTTTTATCTATCCTTTTTTTTTACAAGCCTTCTATTGAAGAAAGCGATGATATTACTCTTAGTAATACTTACCCAATTCATGTGGAAAAAATTTATGGCACAAATGAATAAGTAAAGAATTATAGCAAGTAATTTTTTTTATGTCATAAATTTCATTTATATTTGCCTGATATGACAGATGTAGACGAAATGCTTATTTTTCTTGTTGAGGATATTCTTGGACCACACAGGCCAACTAAGAAGGATAACCCACAAAAATACTTCCATTGCAAAAGCCCACAGTGCATACACAATCATGATAAATTTCATTTAGCATATAATGCTGAAAAACGTGTATTCAAGTGCTTTAAATGTGAAAACAAAGGATCTATACAAAGATTGGTTTCTTACTATGGTGGTAAAACTCATAGTGAGAAATTAAAACTAATCCTTCCATATCACATTCCGCAAAGTTACTTTGATAGACCTAAGGTTGACTTTGCAAATGTTACTTGTGAATTACCAAAAGAATATCTTCCTCTTTGGAAAAAAAGAGATTCATTTAAGTATAGACAAGCACTCGACTATGTGATTAATACTCGAAAGATCACAATGGAACAGATTAAGGAATACAACATCGGTTACACCGAGGAAGGTAATCGTAAGTTGCGTATCATCATCCCATCGTACAACAGTAGTGGCAAGGTGAATTACTATGAAGCAAGAGCTTATTGGGATAAGATTAAGATGAACTATATCAAGCCTGACAATCCGAATAAAGATGATGTTATATTTTTTGAGAATAGGGTTAATTGGGATTTACCAGTATTCCTAGTGGAAGGAGTATTCGATGCATTGAGAGTTCCTAATGCAATACCTATGCTTGGGAAGATACCTTCTTACTATTTGATTTCGAAATTACTTGAGCATAACTCCAGGGTTATTCTTTGTCTTGATGAAGATGCAATCAAAGAAGCGTATGAAATATACGAAGATTTCTCTTCTCTTGGTCTTGATATGTACTTTATTGACATGTCTGGTAGAAAGGATATATCTAAAATTTTTGAAGATAATGGTAAGAAAGCTATTGTTGATTTGCTTAAGACGATTCAAAAGCTTAACTTTGAGAAATTTCTCGAAAAACTAATACAATATGAGCGTTAAAAAAATAGCACACTTTGCCGATATACAATTAAGAAGAGGGTCGAGACACGAAGAATTCAAACAAGTTTTCCTAAGGGTTTATGATGACCTTAGAAAAGAAAAGCCTGATAGAATTTATTTGGCAGGAGACATTTTTCACAATAAGATCGATATGTCTCCAAACTTGGTTTTAATAACCAATCAATTTTTTTCTGAATTATCAAAAATAGCACCAGTTGACATTATACCAGGTAACCATGACCTTAATTTGTCACAGTTATCTCAAGGTGACACAATTCTCTCAATTATAGATCCTCTTTATAACGGGGTTGTTGTAAGAGAAAATGATGATGCCACAACTGATTATTGGAAACAATATGGAGACAGGTATGGTATTTTCTATTTCCCAGAAAGTGGATATTACAATATCGATTCTGAGACCGTTTACGGACATTACTCTTGTATCGATGGGAAAATACTTAACCTAACACAAAAAGACCCACAAAAGAACTACATTGCCCTCTATCATGGACAAGTGTATGAGTCGATGAATGACAATGGGTCTATGAACATGGGTCATGATTTATTGAAGATCGAAGCGTTCAATAACTTCGATATTGTTGCAATGGGAGATATTCATGAACACCAGACGTTCAGAGATAATCACTCAATGGCATACCCAGGAAGTCTTATTCAACAGGGGTATGGAGAGTCAATTGAAAAGGGTTACATCGTATGGGATGTTGAAGACAGGAGTTTCAGAAAGAAATATATCCCGAATGATTACGGATTTGCAAAAATCAGTATTTCTCATGGAGAACTTTGGGAAGACAGGCTTAGGAACATGCAATTCTCTAACGACAAAGAAAAAACTAAAGTCTATGTCGAATGGGAAGATTATGATGAAAATTATTCTGTCGAGAAAGAAGATCAAATTGTAAAATTCCTTAAAAACCAATACGGATGTAAAGTTATCACTGTTGTTCACAAATCGATTGTGAAAAATGCGGAGCTTGCAGTTGAGGATGGAGAGGCGGACATAATGCTTGAAAAAGATTTCATCGAAGTATTAAAAGAGTACATCGAGGACAATGATGAGCAATTTGATCTGGAGAATGTAGACATAGATGACATTTTAAAGTTTGCAAAAACTGTTGATAATGAATTAGGGATTGAGATTGGCAAAAACTATTCAAATGTATCTTGGTACATCGAGTCTTTTGAGGTTTGTAATTTATTTTCATACGGTACAACACCAATTAAGTTCGACTTTAGAACTCTTCGAGGACTAACTGGTATCTTTGGTCCAAATTACTCAGGTAAAACAAACTTTATCAAATCTCTTGTTTGGGGGTTATTCCAAAGCATTTTGGGAGGTGGAGATGCTAAGAAACTTGTAAACATATTCACAGAAAAGGATAAGGCTTACGTGAACATCTATATTGACCTTGGTGGCCAAAAGATTCGTATTCTACGTTCTGTTCGTAATGTTGTGAAGAAAGACGGAACAATTAAAAACGAATACGATGTTAGGTATGAGAAATGGATCAAGAATGATACGTCTGGTGTTTGGGAGTGGAAGGCTGAGGAAAACGATAAGAAAACAAACACAAAGTCTGCTGTAAAGGAACAAGTGATCGAAGCAATCGGTACCCCTGAAGATTTCACCAAAGTAAATCTTCAGTCTGAGAACGGTAAAGACAACTACCTTAACTCCGAGCAACAAGGCAAGAATAAGTTGATGAAGAAATACTTAGGACTTCAACCTTATTCTGACAGATTTGATTATGTGAAAAAGAAATATTTTAATCCAATTTCTAGGGAGCAGAAAAAACTTGGTGATGTAAATGCTATTTACGAAGACTTGAAGGAAGCTAAGGAAAAACTCGCAATCGATAGAGAGAACTTCAAAAAGCTCAATAAAGAAAAAGAAGAAAAAAGTGAACTTGCAGATAAATACAACTCTGAGATTATAAAACTTAGTGAACAACTTCATGCTATTGATGCCACAAGAGAGAAGAGTGTTGATGAAGTTGAGAACAAAATCGGTGACACAAAAAAATTGTTGTCTGAAAACAAGAAAAAATACTCCGAATTAGAAGAGTGGCTATCTAATAATTTCAAGAAAGAAATGCCAGAAGAGATTAATGGTACAGTAGAGACAATAAGCACTGCATTGTTAAAAAAGAAACAAGAACTAGAACAGGCAAGAAATTGTTTTAAAAAATCTAATGAATGGATTAAAGTTAATCCAAAAAAGGATGAAGTTGATATTTCTGATTTTGAAAAAGAGGTTGATAATATCAAAGCTGATATTGTTAAGTATGAAAACATGCTCCCTAATTTTAGGGGAGAAAAATGCACTTCATGTGGACATGTGTCTCACGAGCCTCAGCCAGAAAGAGAAAAAGGTTGCCTAAACTATATCGCAGGATTAAAGGAAAAGCTAAGTGAAGTTAAGTCAAAAATAGATGATGCTAAATCTATTGTTGATCATAACTTGAGGGTAGATATGGCTAATTCTGAATTGTCAAACTTAAAGTCTAAAGGTCAAGTCCTAAAATCTGAAGTAGATGAGTTTTCTAGGAAATTGAAGGTTTTGGAAAGTTCTAAAGATCTCATTGAGAAAAACAGGCTTGTAGATTACAAATCTGCCGAGTTAAAGAATTTTAGAAACTTCATAGATAGAGATAAAGACTTGTTGATCGAATACAGTGAAACAATTGTAAAGATTAAACAAAACGAAGAGAATGCTCAGGTTAATGCAAAGATTAACGTTGACATTAAATCGAAAAAAGATAAATTGACTGAATTGAAGTACGCTGTTTCAAATATAGAGAGACAACGTGTAGAAGTGAACGGTGATATTCGTGTCAATTCAAAAGCAATCGATGATTATGAAAATCAACTTGAGAGCATAAGAGAGCAGGAAAAGATGTACAAGGTTTATTCAATCTATGTTCAATGCACAAGTAGGGATGGTATCCCTGCAAACATTATCAGAAAGAAACTTCCGTCTATCAACAGTAAGATTAGAAGTATTCTTAAAGATTTGGTGGAATACAAACTTGAGCTTTGGCTTGATAAGAAAGGTGATATTAAGGAAAGTTTTTTCTACAACGATGATAAGAGTGACAACTTGCCTATGGATAGTTCTTCTGGAGCTCAAGGGTTCCTTGCAAACCTTGCAATTAGAGATGCATTGCATTACGCTAGTAAGCTTCCTAAGTCCTCTATGTGTATCATTGATGAAGGATTCGGTAAATTGGACCCAGACATCACAATAAACATGCAGGAGCCTCTTAATTACCTTAAGAACAAATACAGAAATGTATTCGTGGTAACTCACAAGGATATTGTAAAAGACTTCATGGATAACATTATCGTTGTCGGGAAAAGTAAAAAAGATATAAGCTCTGAGAATCAACAAAAATATCCTCAGGCTTGGACAACTCAAATTACAATTAAGTAATATGGATTTCAATAAAGAAGCAATAAAGTCACCAATGTTAGAGTTGGTGACTTTATCTGAAGAAAAAAGATCGGAAGTAACAAAATTTGTCAAAGAAGTTGTTGGTGAAAAATCGAAAGAAGACCATCACAAAAGAGATAGTGGCCAAGAAGAAAAAAGGTGGTACACTGGTTTTTGTGGCGAATCTGCTTTGGAGCAATTTCTTGGAGAGGAATTCGTTGATTTATCTGTTGGTAACTCAAATGGGTATCACGTATCCGACTTGTCAAAACTAAATCTCGACATTGGAGTTAAAACTGTTGAGAAAGGTAAGTTCCCGATCATCTTTAAGAAAAACAGAACGCCTCAAATCATAGTTATCAAAGACAGTAATTCCAGATTTACAATCGCAGGTTTGGCTACTCCAGAAATTCTTAACAAATACCAAAGTGATGAATTGATACTTAGCCCTGCTCTTCGTGCCAGGGGAACAAAAACAGGGTTCTACGGCTTTAAGTTCCTAAAGAAATTCGATAGCATATCGGATTTAAAGATGATGACAAGGAGCGTACCAAATGGGACTAAAATTGTTTCCAAAGGTGTTGTATACATTCTTAATGTAAAAAATGGAAAGTACGAACTTACACTTGAGAGTGACGGTAAATTAATTGGTTCCTACAGTTTATTCTCTATGAACTTTCGATTAAAAGACATGAGCAAAAAAGACGGTGTTTTTTACGAATGATCTTGAAACATTCTTAACACAACTCTCGTTATAAAAAGAAAAAACTTATGGGAAGAGAATATATTTTAAGCATGACATCGGAAGATGGGTCAGTTAGATACCTTAAAGAATTTGAGATAAGTTCAAAGAGAATTTCTCAAGAGTGGTCTTCAAATATAGAGGATGCAGATAAGTTTGACACTAGACAATTAGCAAATGGTGTAAAAACCTGCCTTCAAGACGAGGAAAGTTTCATCAGCGTAATGGAAGCATGTTAAAACGTTGGAAGGAAAAACTTTACCACCTATGGTACCTAGCTTGCATGTCCCCTCAAAAAAGGGAGTGGCGTAAAAACTTAATAAGGCTTGGTAAGGTTTTAGAGGAATCGAAAAAAACTACTGTAATAAAAGATTATGAAAAAAAGTAATTGGGTTTTCAAATTACCAAGAAAGAAAAAAAAGGCATTTAAAATTTGGTTTGCAAATCTTGAAGGTTTCACGGTTGCTCCTGACAAGGAAATTACACCAGAGGGAATATTCAAAGACTTGTACTCGATGTTTAGATCTCAGAATTGTGCCAAAGTAGTAATGACCACAAAAGGTAGGTAACTATGAGCGACATAATAAAAGAAGCCTTTGACAACTTGGACCCAAAATCAGAGGAGAGAGTCAAAAAACTTGTAGATGAAATCGAGTTAGGTTCTAAAAGTAATATTTGGAAAAAAATCTACAAAGGATATAACAAAAAAGAACAAGAAGTTTGTTGGCTAATATGGGGCGGTGTTCCAGTAGACCATGAGTGGGCTAAAGGTACCAAGGTATTCAAGGAAGCTTATAAAATGGCTTATCCTGCAAACTGATTACCGAATTGACCTGGAGCAAATACTTGCTTAGGTTCAACTGGCTCTGATTGGGTATTTTGTTGCATCTGATCTAAGTCATCTTGTTTTTGTGTTTCTTGATCATCAACGTCTTTTTGTTGAGATAATGCTGTTTGTGCTTGTGCGGCTTTTCCTGCATTAAAAGCAACTTGTACACTCATTTGCTTGTCGTTAGGATTATATCCTGGAGGTGCTTGTGTAAAGAAATTATCCGTAAACCACATCCCTTTGATGTTGTTTGCATTAAAAAGTCTCCATTCACCTTCTGCCTCTGCACTTCTGTTTCCAGTTTCTCTTGCCTTTCTCTCTGATTGTCCGATTAGGTGCAATCCTCTAATTACAGTGTTTCCATCTGCAGATGTACCCATTGCCATTGGTCTGATAATTCTGTATTTTGGTACAGGCATTTCATAGTTCTCGTTGTCACTTTTAAAAAGAAGCCCAACCTCACGACCTTGCTCAATAGCTTGTTTCATCATCTCTCTATTAAAAGGAACTCTTTCCACACTTTTAGATAGCATGTTCGTTTTAGTCTGTGCATCAACCTCGGTGATGATACCAGCTAGTTCTTGAATTCTTTTTCTGTATGATTCTTCTAGGATAAGCATATTCTATAAATATAACCAAAATTTTAATTTGATGTCTTTTTTCATTAACTTTGCTTAAATAACTTTGAGCATGACCACAAAAAAAATACAGCAAGAATCTAAGAACGAAGCTTATGAGAGGCTAAAGAAGGGAAGGGTGAATAATATTCACATTTCTTTCTCCGAGTTTACTCAATACAAAAATTGTCCTCACAAACATCTTATTCAAAAACACCTGAGTATTGACAAAGACGACCAATCAATACACTTGTTTTTTGGTAACTGTATACATGAGTCTTTCGAATATGCTTTGCGTGATGGAATGGGTGTTGAAGATCGTATAAAGAAATTCAAAGAAGATTTTTACAAACAAATGGTGGACAACATGAAAGGTCTCCCTGGGTTTTCTGAAGTTTTCGATTTCTTAGATCAAGGTGAGAACATTATCCGAGTTTTCGACACAGATGCTCTCATGGGCCAATATGAAATTGTGTCGGTTGAAGAAGATTTATACGAGAACTTATCTGGAAGATTCTTTTTCAAAGGTTTTATTGACCTTGTATTGAGAAACAAATTAACAGGAAGATATTTAATTGTTGATTGGAAAACCTCTGGTCAAGAATGGAAGGTTGATAAGAAAAAAGAGAATGAGATCTTTATGTGTCAAATGAGGTTTTATAAATTTTTCTGGGCTCGTAAACACAGTGTTGATATTGACCAAATAGATTGTGAGTACATTGTTCTTAACAGACTTGTTAACAAGAAGAAGCCAAGCAAAGGCTTTGGTGTTCCTCAATACGTTCCGATAGACTCAACGCTAGATGAAATTGAATACTCTCTTAGAATGCTTGCAAATGCTGTGAAGGGAATACATTTGGATAACAACTTCCCAAAGATAAAGGAAACAAACCCTGAGTTGATTTGGAAAGAGAATGGATGCCTGTTTTGTAAGTACAAAGGAAACAAACATCCGATGTGCAACAGAAATAATAAGCAGTATAAGCACATTTTATTAGAACATAAGTTTTAACATGGAAACAAAAAAATAGCTTGGCGATGGTTTTGGTGTGTCAGTAAAGCATATGGATACTTACCCTACTGGTTATGCATATTATAATGTAACCATAGATTTCTATATAAATGACTTATAAATCATTGATATTGTAATTTCTATTTATTATCTTTAAGTTGAAAAATAAAAAATTACAGAAATGGAAGGACAAAATGTATTAGACTTACTTGTTGAAATTCAGACAGTTGCAGCAGAATCTGAGGTTGATGCAGAAAAGGTTATAAAAGGAAATAAAACTGCAGGTATTAGGTTGCGAAAAACTATGCAGACAATTAAGAGCCTCGCTCAAGACATTAGAGACGGAGTTCAAGACAACAAAAAAGCTAATCAATAAGATTAGCTTTTTTGTTTTACACCCACATTTTAACTGGTGTTTTCTTTAAAATAGACTGGTTTTTTTAAAGTTTTTTGTTTACATTAATTCATGGCAAAAAGGAAAAAAAGCAATAAACCTGTACAAAAGGTTGAGATAAGACGACTGAGAGGTGGTACTAACTACCGCTTTACATATGACTACATACCAATGCTAAACGCATACATTAAAGGCAATTTGCCTCGTGAACACTGGAAAGTTCATGTTGAGAATGTGTATGATCCGATAGCTAAACAACCAAAAGACGTTTGGTCTAGAGACGTTAGGGAGTTTTCTGTTGGTAAAGTAATTGCTTTCCTTGTTGATAATGGAATTAAATTCGACTTCATCAATATGACTGAAGGTGAAATTAACGTTCTTCGTAAAGAATTTAGAGAAAGACAAATGAGGATGAAACAGATCCTTAAAGAAAAAGCTGATGGTCTTGATGTGACAGGTATGGATTTTAGTTATATGACAATGCAGCCATATGACTACCAAAAGAAAGCAGTTAAGTTTTTTGAGCTGAATGAAGGAAATGTTATTTTAGCCGACCAACCAGGTGTTGGGAAACAAGCAGGTTTAGACACTCTCATTTCTACTCCAAATGGATGGAAAAGAATGGGAGATATGGAAGTTGGTGATAGAATACACAACAGGTTTGGAAGTGTTTCAAATGTAAAAGGTGTGTATCCTCAAGGATACAAGGATTCTTATAAAATAACATTCAATGATGGTTCTCACACTTTCTGTGGATTAGAACACTTATGGACTGTTAGAGATAAAAACAGAAGGAAAAGAAACAAAGGGTGGGTCGTTAAATCTTTAAAAGAATTATTAGACTCAGGACTTGAATATGGAATGTCACCAAACGGATCTAATTCAAATAGAAAACCTGCTTTAAAATGGGAGATTCCAGTTACTGAACCTGTTTATTTTGACGACAAGGAATATTATATTAGCCCATATCTACTAGGAGCATTAATCGGTTGCGGTTGCACATGCGTTAAATTAAACATGTATTTAACTGTACCAGACTTTCAAATAGAAATTGCAAACAAAGCAGAGAGTTTGTTGCCAGAAGGATATGGATTTAGTGTTAACAGAAGCCCTAAACGTCCACACTATAACATTGTTAAAGACAAAAACGCAAAAACGCTTGAAAACAGAGTTGTAACATACATAAGAAGACTTGGCCTTGATGTTAAATCTAGTGATAAATTTATACCACAAGAATACATGATAGGATCTGTTTATCAGAGAATTGAGTTGTTACGTGGATTGATGGACACTGATGGTAGTTGTTTGAAAAACAGAAGTAATTACCACACCACTTCAGAAAAGTTGGCAAAAGATGTTGTTGAACTAGTTCAATCACTTGGTGGCATTGCAAAAATAAACATCTACGATAGATCTCATGAAGACAAATCTACTGAATACATAGTTAATATTAAAACTAACTTCTGCCCTTTTTCTTTGAGTGAAAAAGTGAACGAATGGAAGTCTGTGAAGTCTAATAAAATATCACGTTACATTAAAAGTGTGGAATTGTTCAAACAAGAAGAACAACAGTGTATTGCAACAGATGCACCAGATCACACTTATTTAACGGATCAATACATTGTTACACATAACACATTGCCTCCTTTTTCATATGCATACAAGCATAATCTTAAGACGTTAATCGTTTGCCCATCTTCTCTTAAACTAAATTGGAAAAGAGAGATTGATAGCTTTCTTAAACAGCATTCTTTTGTTTACAAATATGCTCCACCAAAAAGGAGTAATAATGTAAATCATCCAAAAGAATATTGTAACTTCCATATAATCAATTACGAATCTCTTGAGACATATTTCAAATATGAATTTAGTCACAAGTGTTCTTCTCCAAACTGTAAATTTAAAGCAGTTGATCTTGAGAAGGGTTATAAGAAATGTCCTTTGTGTGCCACTCCTAAGAGTGTCAAGTCAAGAAGGGTTAATATTCTTGAATTCGAAGACAAGCAAGGTATGACATTAAATCCAGAGGATTATGATTTGATTATTCTTGACGAATGCCATTACATCAAAAACGAGGCTGCACAAAGAACAAAGATTATCAAAAAGGTCTTTAAAGACATTCCAAAAAAAATACTTATTTCTGGCACACCAATCAAAAGTAGACCAATGGAGTTTTTCTCAATATTAAACTTCCTTAGACCTGAAGAGTTCAATAGCTCTCATGAGTTCGGGAAAAGATATGGAGCAGGATTTCAAGATAACTTCGGTTGGAAATATGACGGAGCATCAAACCTTGAAGAATTGTTTGAGAGAGTTCAGCCATATTTTTTAAGAAGATTGAAAAGCGATGTGCTAGAACTTCCACCTAAGACTTTTGTAAACATTCCTATCGAGCTTACAAATAAGCAGATGAAGGATTACGGGAAAGTTGAAGAAGGTGTTGTTGAACAACTTGAAGGAGAAGATAATTCTGGTGAGAAAAAATCAGCACTTGAAATCATTCTTGAATTGAAGAGGTACGTTTCAACAATAAAAGTGAAAGAATCAATTCCGATTATCAAGGATATTATTGAACAAGGTGAAAAGATTGTTGTATTCTCCGAGTTCCAAGATACAGCAGAGGCAATTAGAGATGCATTCGCTGGACAATCCGTTATGATACATGGTTCTGTTGGAACTGAAGAAAGAGATCAGGCTGTTCAACAGTTTCAAGACCCGAAAAGTGATATAAAGGTTTTCTCTGGAACAATCGGTGCTGCAGGAGTTGGGCTTACGCTTACTCGTGCAAGTAATTTAATTTTTATCGGTTCAGCATGGACAAGTGGAGATATGGAACAAGCAGAAGATAGGGTTCACAGAGCCTCAACAACAGCAAGTAAAGTAACAATTATGACGCTTTATTGTGAGAACACAGTTGACGAATATATTATGCAACTACTTCAGGATAAGGCACAAGTGGTTTCGAAAGCACTTGATAATAAAGTAGCAAACAAAACTGTAAATCAAACCGACTCTTTGAGTCAAGAGACAAGCAACATGAGTATTGTTGGAGCATTAGTTGCAAGACTAACAGGAAACTGATAGTCTCTGGTAAAAATATCACTTTTTCGACCTATTTATAAGAAAAAAGAGATATGTTTGTAAGACAAGGAGATAAAGGAGAAGGTGTAGCAAGTGTACAAAAGCTATTATCTTTATTAGGTTATGATTTAATTATAGATGGAGACTTCGGAGCTAGAACAACTAGGTCTGTTAGATCATTTCAAAAAAAATATGGTTTAGATATTGATGGTATTGTAGGGAATGCAACTTACAGTACATTAAAAGCTGCACAAAAAAGAAATTCAAAAGAATCAGGCGTATCATCTGAGCAAAGCTATGGGGCGTTGGAGATTGTCCAACACCCTCTTAGCCCTGGACAATACATCAAACAAGTATTTGATAAGAAACAAATTTATTTACACTTCACTGCAGGTGGGCCAACAGCTAAGAATGTGATTTCAGGATGGGATGCAAATGATCCAAGAATTGCAACAGCTTACGTTATCGATGGTAATGATGGCTCTGTGCTTGAGTGTTTCAACCCTACTTTTTGGTCTTACCACCTTGGTATCAAAGGAACAAGGGGAAAGGTTGACAAAGCTTCTATCGGTATTGAGATTTGTAATTGGGGTCCTCTTGACGAAAAAGACGGTAAGTATTACGGTTGGCCAGCAAAGACGTACGACAAGTGGTTAGATAGATATGAGGTTAAGAAAGAGGATGTTATATTTTTAGACACTCCACACAGAGGCTATAAGCATTATCACAAAATCACAGATGAGCAAATTGAATCTGTAGAAAAATTACTTATTTATTTAGTAAAGGAGTTTGGCATTCCAGTTAATGACGGCTTTGGTTCTGACTGGTATGAATTCAAAGAACACGTTATCAAAGAATTAACTCCAGGCATTTGGAATCACGTTAACGTTCGTAAAGATAAATACGATCTTTGTCCTGACCCAAGAGTTACGGCCATGTTGAATGGATTAAAAGATAAGTTATAATGGCAAGAGATTGGTCTAAAAGAGATATTGAGAATATCGTCAACAAAATTGTTGATAACAAAATAGAGCAAGCTACTAAAAATCTTACTAGCGATAAAGAGGTCAGGAAGATGATTAAGTCGGATATTGATGCTTTCTATAAGGAATTGAAGAAAGGCAAAGATGCTATGTCTGATAAAGAAACCAAAGAGCTTATTAGAAAATCCATGATAAACCTTTATAAGTTTATGTGGGAAAAATCAAACTTCTTCATTAGAAATATTTAAAAATGGAACTTAACAATAGATTGAAAGAAATAATTCAGGATGAAATTAAAAACTTCTCACTTGAACAATTAAAGGGTAAAAAATCACCAGAATCAGCTCCTGCTAAATCTGATTACGATAAAATTAAAGAGGCAGAAGCTGAATCTAAAGATGTGGATAACATTTTGTTTTTCGGTGGTGATGACCCAGAGACAATTAAAAAATCTAAGCAGAGATATATCAAAGAAAACGAAGAACCTGCTGCTGTTGATAATCAATCTGAAGATCCAAGAATAACTCAAACAGAGATAGATCAATTCGAAAAAGATTTCCGTGAGAAAGTTAGCCCATTAGTTCAATTTTCTTCTAAAGATGACGGTGCCATAAATTTTAAGCTTTACAAAGGTGAAGCTGGAATTGAAGCGAGAATTTCTGGTGTTATTCCAATTAGCGGAGACAGTAAGGTCGAATGGAGTTTTTCCCTTCAAGAAGGTTCATATGTTAATATGAGTTCTGAGCTTACAACAGAAGTTGCTGAAGTTCTTAATAAAATGGCTTTTTTCTATGAAGAATGGAAAAGAGAATGGACTGAAAAATTAACAGAATTGCCAGCCGATAAAGAATAGTTGTTTATTTTAGAACAGCTTTTATGTACATTCTTCTTGTATGAAAACTTTTCAAGAGATAATAGCGAATCAAAAGAAGTTTAAAAACGAAATATTACTATATTTGAGAGATGAAGTAAGATCCTCAAAAGAGGAATTGAGTAGTATTAAAACTGATGATGAGTATATTATGTCTCAAAAGAAGAAGATGGAACAAAGCTTCAAAAAGGCTAAATTTAGAAAATCTTTTAGTGAACTGTTTTTTATGCATCCACGAAGAAACAAAGAGAAATTTGTTTGGTGGGACGAAAAAAAACAGGAAGCTTTAATTCTAAACTATGAAAAAAAATAAGCATTTAGACATACTGATTGACATACGCTTCAACGGTTCAATGAATAGATTCGAAGAACTATATGGAGAAGGTGTTTCATATAGGAGGTTTGAACAAGAAACTTACGTAGAACTAAAGTCTATGGTTTTCGAAAGATTGGGTAGAAAGATTAAGTTCAAAAAATGTAGGGACTTGGAAAAGTATGCGGACCCAATGGTGCTCACCATTAAGGCTGAAATGACTGATGAAGAACATGAAGAATTCATTAATATTTATGATCAAGGTGAATTCGTATTTTTATATGACTTCATTGTTTCAAAAATAAGGTTACAAGAAGAAAATCAAAATCAAGATTAAAAAACAATGGAACAATTCAACCAAGAACAAGCTGAACATTTAGCTAATTTGAAAAATAAGAGAAAAGCTATGTTTGATCAGATGAATGTGACACCAACTTTCACCCAGGACCAAATAAATCAAGGTGCTGCTGCGAGTAATTCTGGTGGATCTGTAAACCTTGCTGTTAGAGATAGGATCGCTGCTATTAAAGGTGGACATATGAAGCAGGAGATGAAAGAGTTAAACGAGGCTAAAAATCCGAATGAATTCCAAGCACTTTCAGTTCCAAAACCAAAAGGTCCTGCTCTTACACCAGAGCAAGAGGCTAAAAGAGCACAAGGTTTAAAAGAATCTGGTCTTGCTGACACTATCAAACCCTCAAAGGGTTCGAGAGAGGCAAGCAGTTTAGAAGCTATGTTTGACACCGATTCATCTGGACCATTATCAAGCGATGTGGTTATGGGTAATGCTTGGGACAATAAAAGACAACAGGCACAACAAGCCCCAACAGGAACTCTTATACAAGAAGATCAAATGATGGGTGGAATTGGATCTTGGGAAAATAGTTACAAAAACACTCTTAATCAAGCATCTACGTCTGGGCAATATCAAAACCCAAATGTTAACCCACATGGTCAGAAAATGATGAACGAAGCTCAGCAGATGCAACAAGCACCAATGGGCATGAACGCTACTCCAATGGGACCAACTCAAATAACTCAATTAATTGAGTCCAAGGTTTCCGAGATTGTTGATAGCAGAATGAAAGCTGTATTGTCAGAACTTAGCCAAGGGGATACAAGTAGGAAAACAAACCCAAACCAAATTATTGGTGAAAGAGTTAAGTCTGAAAGTGGTAAGTATTATAAAAACGCCATCAAAATAGATGGAAAAGTATATATATTAAAAGAGGTTACTGGAAAGTAACCTCTTTTATTTTATTTCTGTAAGAACTTATTTGTGAAAACAACTTTAACCATGCTTAAATGAGAGCTTTCATGGTCCTCTCTGATTTCATTTAGTATTTCCAAAGGATCTCTTTTTAATTCGATAAAAGCTCGGTCTGATTCCGCTTTTTCACGATTATTACCAACAATCTGATCTCTACTAACATCACTCCAAGAAATCCTATTCAAATCTCTTTGTGTAAATCTTGAGTTAACAAATTTAACAAAACCATGACTTACACCTAAGTCGATGTGGTTTATAATATAACAAGAACGGCACAACAAAGTGACTTTTGTGTCTTCTGGCTTACTCTCATTGAAGTCCTCAATGTGTAAAACCAAGTGTTTCTTCTTATATTCAAACTGACTTTCGTTTTCACCTTCTTCTTCTAAAGGTTTCCAACCACAACATTGACATGTGTTGTCATAAAGCATTTGTGTCTCTTTTGTTATCCTAGCAAATTCTTCACCACCTATTGCTTCTATATACGGCTTACTTGGAGTTGTTACTTTTAAAGTTAAGTCTATCATAATTCAATTTTTCCCAAAGATAAAAAAAAAAACTGAATTTTTTAGAATTTTCATTATTAACTGCTATTTATTAATAAAAATTTTACTTACCATGGGAAAAAAACTTAATGAAAAGCAATTCAGAGAAGTAGTAAGAAATATAATTAAAGAAAGTGTTAAAGATTTAGGTGATTCTATGAATCAAGACTTAAACACTATGGATTCTGTTAATACAACGGATCATCCAAATACTTTAATTGGTGCTCCTGAAAATACTAATGATCCTTCTCAATCTCCTGTAGATACAAAGAAAGAGAACGATAAAGATGCTCCTGAAACTCCAAAGACAGAACAATTGAAAGAAAGTAAAGGCGATGTTGAGAATGCAGGTGAAGTGACTGATGTTGATATGAATTCACAAGATTCTGAACTAGGTGATCACAAAGACGGTGCTGTTGTTGAAGTTGAAGCAGGTGGTGGAACTCACTCAGGTGAATCAACAAAAGGTATGGCTAAAGCTAAAGAGGAAACAAAATCAGGAATGAATGATTCTTCTAATGAAAACGGTGGTGATGACAAGGGTGCGGAAGCTACTGAAACAAAAATGAATGCAATGGACAAAGAGGTTGACGAAGGAACAAAAACTTACGTTGAAGCTGGGTCTGAAGATTCTACTGGTCAAAAAGATGCTAAATGGAGCAAAGAAGCTAAGAATGAAAAAGCTGATGAGCCTATTGCAACAGCAATTCAATTACCAGAAGGATTCGGTAAAAAAGCAATTTCTAGTTCTGAATTATTAAAATTCATCAACGAAGAAGCAGACAAACTTTCTGACAAAGGTTTACTTTAATATTTAATAACAACTTTTTTAACCAGAACATTATTTTATTAGTGTTCTGGTTTTTTTCTTACTAAAGAAAACTTTACTATCTCATTTGCTTTTTTTATATTAAATATAAACGAAGACTTAAAATGAGCAATATCTTAGATATAAAAGATTCAATTGGTGCATATACTTTTTATGCAACAAATACAAACAAAGAACAATACTTTTGTAAATGTGGAAACCATTTCGAAGTAGATGCTCCTTCAGACGAACTTTCAGATGTAGAAAACCTGTTTAATGATGGTGACGATGATGATGGTATTATGGGAGCACTTAACAGTGCCAAAATATCTTTAAGGGATAATATTAAATGCCCTCATTGTAATGTCGATTACAAAATCCCTGTAAACCAAAAGAGATTAAGAGAAATTGGTAAATATTTCTTATCAGGATACAATGTTAACGAAGATAACGGTAGACTGACCTTAAATAAGGTTAAAGTAAAACCTTTGCTTGCACCAGAAGAATCAGAGGAACCTTTGGAATTTGAAGAAATTGTTAGGCACCTTTCTTATGAGATTGAGACAGGGAAATTGTTTTTCAAAGATTATAAGTCTGAAGAAATAGAGTTTGATCTAGATCAAACTCTATCAGTAGTTAGCAAGTTTTTTGAAAATGACACACCACTTGTTGTCAATCTATTTGATTTACATAACTACATAATGAAATTATCAAATTATGTATCCGATTCAGAAAATATCGACACAGTAAAAGGTTTACTTGAGGAAGCAAGGTCAAATATGAACAAGAGTGCTGATGACACTTTTGAGAAAGTCTTATCTATCTTGTTGTCAATCATCAAATATTCAAACTTGTCAACAATTGCAATGACTAAAAGTCCTATTTTCCTATACGAAATGCTTAGAGATTGTAATCCTCCGAAAGCAGAGGTGTTGGAGAAAGAGGGTGTCACTTCACCAATCAAGATTTTTAACTTCTTGGCAAAAACTTACATCAACAGAATAAACGAAGAAGTTAAAGAAGAAAAGATTGTTGAAAAGGAATTTACATTCTCTAGTAATATCGTCTTGGAAGACCACGAGGATCATTCAAAGGTATCAAAAGTTGGTGATGATTTTGAGGAAGGAACTGAAGATACAATGTCTGTATCAGAAGGAGAAACAAGAGAGTTGAAAATAAACTTAAAATCCATTCAGGATTATGAGTCTAAGGTTTCTAAAACCGCCCAAGGTAATTTTGAGGTTTTTCAAATCGGAGGTGACGGACAGATTTCAAAATTCATATACAAGAAACTTAAAGCGTTTCACGACTATAAACAACTGGTTAAGTATATGAAACATTTCGAGTATAAGAACTTGGTTGAACTTATGACGAAATATGACTATGATCTTATCGTGAACATGATAGATGTGATCTATTACCGATTAGACATAGACATGGATGAGGTGAAAAGGCTTATTCCGTTATTTATAGACCATTGTCAGGTTCAAACCAAAGATATGAAGATAAAAACTAATACGTTTGATCCAAATGAAGAGCTTACGTTAGATTACACTTACATCAATAGTTTTAATTTTGAGTTTTACGATGACTGTAAGATGATGATTAAAACTTTGGAATTTGATCCAAGAAAGGATTTGTACAAAATCAAAACAAATGCCGTTCTTAAAGCCTTCCATGATGAAGTGGTGAAATACTATGGGGCAATTAAATTAGAAGAAGAAGGCGGTTATAAAGGTTATTTCAATAACTTTAAATTCCTTGAGGATAAAAACAACTACGATGGGTTATTGAGATTCGAAATAATTGATACTCCTAAAGCTGTTGTTGCAGAAGGTAGGGAACTACACCATAGTGTGAGTTCTTACGCAGCTAGATTGATGGACGGGGATTATGTATTACTTAGAGTCTATGATGACACTGAGGACGCTCCAGAAAAGGATTTAGATAGATTCACAATGGGGCTTCATTACAACAAGAATAACGGTCTTGAGTTTGATCAATTAAAAGGTGTGGCAAACAAGCCAGCAAGTGATCGGGTTAAGAAAATGGCTATTGAATGGATGAAATCCAAAGAAGTGAATTATAACGAAAAAAGACCAGACATCCGTATTAGACGATAATTATGTGGATTAGAAAATACAATAAACAAAATGAATTAGCTCTATCTGTTCAACTTGACGAAACAGGTGGAACTAAATCATTATATTCAGTTGAAAAAGACACTTTCTTGAGATTTAACAGATGGGGAAAAAGAAATATCGTTGAATATAAAGTTTCTGACGAAGAAATTGAATTGGTGGAAAACAGAGAAGGTGCAAAATTTTTTAGATGCATCTCAAAGAATAACAAAAAAGGGGGTATTAACTACCCTGGATATCACAAACATTTCTCTATTGAGAATGGGGATGTTATAAATTTTAATATTGACAAATCTAAACTTAAATCATGGAAGGCAAAAGCCACGAAGAAAAGCAGGATAGCAAAAACCTAATGATGAGTGCCATTAAACATGGTCTCGATGGAATCTCTTATTCACAGTCATCAAAGGCAATTAGCCTAGATGAAAATGAAATCTATGAAATAACTGACAAATCATCGAAAGGGAAAACTTTAGATGAATTAGAGCAAAGAAAGCTTACACTTCACAATATTCAGTCTGGTAATTTTAAAAGTTTTTTTACAGTTGTAAATAAATATGAACAAGAAGACCAGTGTGTAATTGCAAAAATGATTGAATTAGGCCAAGAGTCAAACGAGGACACAAACAACAAAATAAACGAATATGAATAAGAATGAAAAGGAACAAGAATTGATTTGTAAAAAGCTAAAAGATATTACAGCATCAAATGTAAAGCATTTAAGTAAAGAAGAAAAGGATGCGGAAATAAAGAATTTGAAGGTGAAAAACCCAGAACAATATTTACATTTACAAAAAATGTACTCTTTGTTTGAAGAAAGGTATGAAGACCTCAACCCAGAAGAAATCATAGAAAGGAAAGGCGAAATACTAAAAGAAAGATTGAACTTAATCAACCAAATTCAAAATGGAGAGTTTAAGGAAAGGATGGAAGCAAATGTTGGGTTTAAAGAAGAAGTTGTTGTTGACAAAAAAACAACAGAAGAATTACTTCTTGAAGAGGTGGAAACACTAAATGTTTCAATTGAATTATTAGCAAATCAAATTGAAGAGCTTTCAAACAAGAAATCTTTATTAGAAAGATTGTTTATTTCAGCACTAAATTTTTTTAGAATTGTCTTTTGGTAATAAAATAATTCCCTATTTATAAATAAAGAGTATAATGGGACTTGCTTACGAAAATATAGACAAAATAGATTCAGTTAAATCATCAAAAGGTGACAGGTATATCAAATTTGATATGGGGTTACGTGATGGGAAAAGGGCTTCTTTAGTTGCTGAATATGATCAGTATTGCAAATGGGTAAAAGACAACAAGGGTTCTTATAACAATATTTTCGGAGACTTTGTTAAAGACTTTTTAGGTTCTTCTTCTGAATCGGAAGAGGAATTAAGTGAAATAGTTGACAAGGACGGTAATTTATACCCAGACCAAGACATGCCAAACAATGCTACAAACAAAATGGTGGGTTCTTCAAAGTTTGATTTAGACAAAGTTTATAAGCAAACTGTTCCTGCAGGATCTAGATATTATTCTGGCGATTTAGGTGTTGGCATCATAACTTGGTAATAAATCAAAAAAAAATCATATTTATAAGAAAAATTACCAACAATGAATTCAACAGAAAAAAATAACGACCAAAGAATGAAAGACATACTTAAAAAGATGTCTACCCCAGGTGTTGCTACTAGAGATGAAAATGAAACTTTATCTGAAAACAAAAACCTTGAAGGTCATTCTGAAAGATTTAAGAGAGTTGCTACTTATGATCCAATTCAGGAAAACATGAAGTTCACTTCAAAGTCTAATCCAGTTGGAGGTCATGGTGAAACAGTTAATTCTATCATCAACACTGTTGACGGCACTTCTGTAAATAAATACGGATTTGATAACGGAAAGCCATCTGTCAGCCCAGGATTAACTGCAAAAGAGGCTTTGGAAATCGCTATTAAAAGAACAATGGAGTCAGGTGCCCCTGTAAATAGCATTGGGTTTTATGACGAAATTAATTGGAACTTAGAAAAATTAGGTTATTCAGCAAAACTTCCTATTGATGTTAAGGGTGCATTAAATGATATGCTTAAATATGGAGAAATCAGAAATTCATAAAATTATCAATGAAGAGATTCAACTTTTCTTAGAAGATTTTAAATTTAATAATAGTCAAAAAACATTTAACCCAACACCGTCAATGATCTCTAATTGCAAGAGAGGGATTGAAGCTGTTAAACAAAAAGATTTAACAGTAGATGGTGAGAACGAAGGTTCGGGTAAAGAAAAAGCTATGTCCATAATTGCCAATGAACCAATGACTCATGCAATGCTAAAAAGGATGAAAGCGTTTTTTGACAATAATTCTTCTGATTATCAAGCACAATTGGGTGCTGGAAAAACAATAAAAGATTCTGGGATAATCCAAACATGGAATCTTTGGGGTGGAGATGCAGGAAAAGAAATGTCTAACAGAGAGGTTGATTACACACAAAGGGACAATCAAAAAAGAAAAGACATCAAGACTTTTATTGCTCCAGTAAAAACTTCTACATTAATGGATCCTCACAACACAAGGATTCACAAATAACACTTGATAAATTCATCTTTTATTTTTACATTTCGTTGTAAATAAAAATTAAAAGATGATATTCGATTACAATTTCTCAGAAATAGAAGACAACCTTAACTTACCTGAACTAGGAGAGTTTGAAGGATTTCAAGATGCAGATGACGATTTACGTCCTGTTGCAAACTTTATTAAAAGCAAAACGTTTCACAACGAGTACATAGAGCCAAATAGAATTAAGTTTTTCTATACGAACAAACCAAAGAAAGACGGTGGTAGGTATGTAACAGGAACTTTAATGGTTCGTTCGGAAATTGAAAGACTTGTTGATGATAGATACGACTTCATTGCCATTATCTATTACCCAGTGTTCAAAATGCTTGAAGACGAGGATAAAATCATCCAATTAGACAAAGTTCTTTGTGGTATTGACTTAGGAACCCTTGAGAAGCCTGTAGTAAAAAAGCAGCAACCAGATTCGAAAGAATTTATTGGAAACTTGAGCTTTTATGGTAGAGACAAAGTTCACGACAGTTCTGAGACAGTTCACTTAGCAACAGAATCAATCGTCCAATCAGAAAAAGAAGGGTAAAATGAATGTAGAAATAATAAAATCTACCTTCCAAGCTATTGTTAGTCAATTCGTGGCAGAAAGAGATGCTACTGTTGCTAACATCAACCAACTTCTTTACTCTAAAGGTGATAACGTAGAGGCGTTAACCGAGTTAATGTCCAAATTGACTTTGGCTAAAATGAATATAGCCAACACTCAAGAAGAATTAAACAAAGCTATGACTTTAATAGCTTTAGAAAAACAAACACCAAAGGATAACGGTTCTCAAGAACCAGAGATCCCTTCGGGAAATAGACCAGAATAAACATGGTAATAACACTTAAAATAATAATTTGCATTTTCCTACTTGCCATAGGTATAGCAGGGTATTCTATATTCAGAATGTTCAAAGATTCCATTGACTCTGAAGATTATGATAATATCTCATTGCTAGGTAAATTATTAAATCAGCTGCTGTTCACTACAATAGCAGCTGGTTTACTTTCCTTGATCTCATTCTTATCGGTTGTTTTGTTTTCTACCATTACAATTTCATAAAATGTTTAATTGGATTAAGAAAAAAATAAGACATTCAAAATTAAACTTCTATCTACAAAACTTTTTGTTTAATGTTTCTTTTTGGCTTAGATGTAGAAAGCTTTATAAAACCATTGGGTATAGAAAGCGAACAGGAAACTTCGATATTGATGAAGTTGGTAGAATGCATTACAAATACACCACTGTTAAAAAAAAGAGGTTTGTTGGATACGTGTATAAAAACGACATCTATTTAGATAACCCTGGAATGCAAATAAAAGACAGGGAACAATGGGAATCTTGGAGAAAGAAAAATTTGATTAAATGAAACCAACTAGAAATAGTTGGTTTTTTACTTACAGCTCACGATATTGGTTTTTTTGTGATATTTATAGAAAATAAATATTTCCATCGATGGCTGAATATAAAAAGAAAAAAATTGTAGATAAAGAAGTCCAAACTAATGGATTCGAGAAAAGAAGTGAAGAATTTCAAGACAACGTATCTGATAGAGGTGAAATGTATGAAATGATTCATGACCTATCAGAAAAGGCTACAGAAAAGGCATTTGACAAAGAAGGTGTTGAGAGAGTTGAGAAATACGCAGGTGTTTATGCAACAGGTAAACCTTACGGAGCAGGTGTTCAAAAAGGAAAGTATGATGTAAGATTTTCAAGTCAAGTAAAATCTGCTTATCAAAAACAAACAATTTTCGGTACAAAAAGAATGGAAACAGAAATAACTTCTGATTTCGATGCTGAAAATGATCTACTTACTGTTCATTACGATGGAACTGAAAAAGCTGTTTTCAGAGGACATTTGGACAATGAAGACCCAATGGGTTATATGATCAACGACAAAATCACTATTAGCACAAAAGACGAAAAGAAGCTTAAAAAAGAGCTTGAGAAATTCTTCAACAAGTGTGCAGTTAAAGAAGTGAAATATTTAATTAAAACAAACATAGGAATTGATGATAGAATGGAGACTAGTATGGCTGGTTCTGTTGTTGAAAACGCAAACATAAACAAGATGGGATTAAATGACTTATTAAACTCTTCACCAGAAGATATCGTAAATTTCTTTGAGAAAAAACTACAAGAATCAATTGATGGAGGTATTAAAAATATCGATCCAGAAGGAGAGGAAGTAAAAGGTACTGAAGATTTTCATCCAGAAGATGTGATTGATGCAAACACTCAAGGTAACTTGCTTTTTGACGATGAGATTTCGGAAGAAGATGCTGGTAACTACCAAGCATTTGTTGATGCATTGGTAGCAAAAGATTTCCCAGGAAAAACATTTGGTGATCTTGAAAAAAATGAGAAAAGCAAACTTTTCCTTGATGTTGAGAAAATGTGGACTTCTAAAGACGAGAAAGAAGCTATGATATCAGAGGGTGTTTCAAATAATCTTACTGGCCCTTTAGCTTATGCAACTTACGTTACTGTTAACAATAACAGATTGGAAGCAATGCAACACATCGGTTCTCTTAACGAAAGCGAATTAGAAGAAATGACTACTGCAGGTGCTCCAGGTGCTCCAGGGACAGCAGGTGATTTCCATTACCAGTCTCCAAATTTCTTAAAGAATTTTGATGATACAAATTACGCAAAAGGTAAAAAGAAAAGACCTTCTATCAAGAAAGCTAAGAATGAAGGTGATTCTTTCTGGACAACTGTTGACGTAGAAGATTTATCAGATACTCATCCATTAGGAATGCCTGGTGTAAAACTAGGTTCAAAAGAAGAATTAAAAAATTCAACTCCAGGTGGAGGTGGGGCAAAAAACACTAAGTTCATCAAGAAACTCCAAGAAGGAAGAACTCACGATGTAACTAAAAGACAATTCTTCGATGAATCCGACAATGTTGAACAAGGTATCAATAAAAGATACTTGGTGAAAAAAGAATTGTCTGAATCAGATTTGAAAAACAAATGGTCTAAGTTATCAAACTTTGTATCAGAGTCTACAATCAACAAGGAAGCTTTAACCGATTCTGACAAAAAAATGCTTAGCGAATGTGCGTGTTCAGACATGGAGTCAGAAGAATCAAAAGAATACACTTACCTTAATGGTGATGTTGTTTCTAGAGAAGAAGCTGAAAGGATTATGAACGCAGATTACGAAGAAGAAAATGCAGATATAGAAGCAATGGCCAAAATGGAAAACTTGGTTGATGTACAGAGACCTGGATCTTTCGTTGTTCTTAGAATTAGTGAATCAGATCTTATGAATGAAAACAAAAAATTTGTTCTTGATCATAACACTGGAAACTTTGTTGAGCACCCAGCTTGTGAAAACGTTGGATTGATTAGCGAAAACAGGGAGTTGGTTTTTGATCTTAAATCAAGATCTTATATCCCAAACCCTAAATTTAGAAAATAAATCTATTTTTATCATATTTTTAACAAAGTCTGTAGCCAAAAACTACAGACTTTTTCTTTGTTTTGTGTTTCGTTTTTATTAAATTTTAAACAAAAAATGAAGATTTTAAATATAACTACAAACAAAATAAGTTTACCATTGTCTGTAAAAGATGTTGATGGGACAAATGTGTTTGTTACACTTGAGCATGATGAATTTATTTTTACTCCAACAGAAGAGAAGACAAGGAGTGTGAACTTGCATGGTTTTAAAAAAAATATAGGTGTAACATTTGATGAGAAACCTGGTCATCTAGAATATTTTGTGACTTATACTAAATCGGATTTATCCGTCAAAGAAAAAGAGGTTGTTATAGAAAGCGGAGTTAGCACCGAAACCACTTCTTTACAAGATTCCATTAATTTAGACAGCATACTTAAAAATGTTGAAAAAGAAGACGAGGAAAACCTTTTTGATAAGTCTAAAGAATCAATTGGGGTGAATGAAGAAGAATTGTATTCTGACTTAAATTTAGATGAAATCAAAAAATCTGTTGAAGAATACGCAACAGAAGAACCTAAGCCTAAACCTAAAAGGTCAAGATCAAAAAAAGGCCCAGGAAGACCTAAGAAAAGAGGGCCGAAACCTAAGAAGAAATCACCAGGCCGTCCTATAGGATCAAAAAATAAAAAGAAATAATGGCTAAGAGGGAGTTTGAGGTTAAAAGGGAAGAGTTTGATCGAAGAGGGCGATCAATGATTCAACATAAGCTTAGGGTTCTACTAAAGAGCTATACTGTATATGACTTCTCTATGAACGAAGAAGATCAGACTTACAGTTTTAAAAGAACAATTAGAAAGCGTGGTGTCATTATAAAAATTGACAAGCAACTAAGTGGTAGATACGAATACGAAATTATTGATGAAGAAAAAGCAACATTAACATTATGGATAGAGTAACAGTTTTGTGTGCAGCATTTCCTGGGACAGATAAATCTCACTATTTTAGAAATTCCGAGTTAGATGTACTCGACAGTGACAGTAGTACATTCGATAAGAGTGAGTTTCCTGCCAATTATATCGAGCATATCAAAAATAACATGGGAAAGGTTGATGTAATTCTTATTAGCAGTCATGAGGAAGTGCGTGACGCTCTTGTAGAGAGTGAATTGCCATTTACGTTGGTTTACCCAGACAAAGACCTTAAGGGCGATTATATCGCTAGATATAAAGAAAGAGGTAGTCCAGAAAAATTCATAGAACTTATATCTAAAAACTGGTTAGGTGAATTAAAGAACCAAGAAGGCTGTGAACATAAGGTTTTAAAACAAGGGGAATATATCTCTGACGTACTTCCACTAAAAAAAGAAGATGAGTCTAAATAAAAGAGAGTTGTTCATAAGGGATTCCATTGGATTAGAAGAAAACCTTGTTGTTCGTGTTTCTGAAATCTCTAAGCAACTTAACACAAATAAATACAGTGTTTGGATTGCCAAGGAGGCAAAGAAGGACAACTCAATATTAGATAACTATAATTTAATTTCAGACATTGTAGATTGGGCTAAGTCTACCAGTGCAGACATCATGAAGTTTGATATATATTCTGCAAATGATGCTCAAAAAGAGTGGCATGAAATTAAAGCGGATTTCCCTGTTATAAAACAAAAAATGAAATCAAAAGAAATTGATGAAGATCGAGTTGTGTTTGTAACAAGCCAAGGTGATCATTTTTTCTACATTCTAAATTCTGATGACTTAAAATACGAATCAGACCATATGCTTCATTGTATAGGTTGGAAAAACAGTGGGTATAATAACAAGATTGATGCTGGAGATTCGGTTATTCTTTCCCTTAGAAATGAAGACAATATTCCTTTGTTGACAATTGAAATTGACGAATCTAGTGGCAGAAGCATTCAAGTTAGAGGTAAGAAGAATCAAGACTTAACTGATTTGTCAAAGAAAATTAAAAGATCATTATCGGAGTTTGTTTTGTTTGCAGGAGACTTTAAAGAAACGGAGAGTGCAAAGATTTTAGACATCATTAATAGCAACTTGAATTATTTTTAAAAGCATACACCAAAAAATGTATTAAGAAGTTATTCCCACTATTTATAGATAAATATAAAAATCTATAATAACATGGGATTAGGATTTCGAATAATACAACCACCACAAACACCTAATGAGGGTAGGGCTGACATAAATTACAACTTTGCTTTATTATCGGGTGTAACTAGTATTAATTTAACTGGACTAACAAGTGGAGCGAGTACTTTTGATATAACATCTGGTACTTCTGAGAACGGAACACTTACGCTTATTACTTCTGGAGGTAGTACTATTAATATTGCCATCCCAACTGTTTCTAACAGAGTTTTAAATGGTTTTGAAACAGCTTATGCTATCGATAACAATTTTGAACTAACCGTTTCAGCTGGTACATACAATATTAACGACACAACTTATACGGCACCAGAAACTGTTTTAAACCTTGTTTCTAATGATGCAGAACATGATAGACTAGATGTTATTGTAGGAGATGAGCTTTCAGCTGTAACTATAATATCTGGTACTGCTGCTCAAAACCCAGTTGCACCTGTTGTATCAGAAGATAAAGTTTTAATTTCATACATAAACATACCTGGTCAGACATCACAACAAATTTTTAATGGTAATAGAACTGTAAAGCGTTCAGGTTTACCAAACATAAATGCTGGAGGTGAAACAGTGATGGATTGGCTTGAAAATTATTTCTTCCCATTTATACCTTCCACTCTTAGCATAAACTCTCATTCTTTGAAAGAAATTGGGACCACTTATAGTCCAAACATTGATTTCATACTTACACTTAATGACGAGACAACTGTAACAGGCAGGAGAGTTATAGATGTAACAGATTCAAACACTGTTGTTTATAATCCAGCAACTAATAATGAAACTTTTAATGCAGTAAATGTGACAACAGATAATACTTGGAAAAACGAGGCTGATGTTGATAACAACGGAAGCCCGACAACAATATCAAGTAGTAACAGTACAGTTAGTTTTATTTACCCATGGTTTTATGGAACAGTTGCATCAGGAGGAGCTCCGTCAGGGAGCAATAGGCCAGGTTCAGATCAAGCATTAATTAACTCTGGAACAAAGTCTGTATCAAACAGTAATGGGACATTGACAGTGTCTTACAATAGTACGTCAGATGACTACATATGGTTTGCAATACCTTCTACAAGTACATCGAAAACAAAATGGTATGTTGATGCATTAAACAATGGTTCTATAGGTGGTGCTGTAAATTTATTTCCAGACTTTGACTCGGTTAGTATAGACTCACCTACCGTTTTATGGAACGGTGTGTCTTATAAGATATATGTAAGTAACTATCAATCAAGCGTGTCTTCTATTCAATTAAAAAATTCTTAAAAAGAAATTATGTCAATTATATTAAATGATAACTTAAAAATTAACGCTGGAAAGCCAGTGGATTCCAAATACCTTAATGGAACTGTTGATTATGTTTCTGTGGCAGAGGTAAATGGTTTAATACCAATATCTGAAAGACACCCTGGCCTTACAGTTAGGGTCAATTTAATTGAATATTGGTATGAGTCATCTGTAGATGACATAGGATTAGTTGCAAAAGGTACAGGTTCATTAGCAAGTGTATTTGTTCAAGACGAAACAACTTCCTCTATAAAGCCAGTATCTGGCGGTACGCCTGTTTCAACAGGGTCTTATTCTATGGTTGTTGGTGGTAAAAGCAATGAAGCTAGTGGGGATTATTCATTAGCCTCAGGTTATTACACAACAGCAACAACAATTGCATCACATGCTGAGGGTTATGAAACATTATCATCTGGGTTTAAAGCTTCTCATGCTGAAGGTAATGGGACTTTAGCATCAGGTAATTTTGGATCACATTCAGAAGGAAGTGGGACCGTTGCTTCTGGTGATTATTCACATGCAGAAGGTGGAGGGACTACAGCTAGTAGCAGAGCAGCTCATGCTGAAGGTTTTGGTACATTAGCAAGCGGAAATCAATCTCACGCAGAAGGGTTGGGTACAATGGCAACTGATCAAAGCACTCACGCTGAAGGTAATCAAACCTCTGCTGTTACATTAAATTCACATTCTGAAGGTAATGCAACCCTAGCTTTTGGTGAAGACTCACATTCAGAAGGTTCTTTTACCAGGGCATTAGGAAACTCTTCACATGCTGAAGGTCAACAAACATCGGCAACAACTTTAGCGTCTCACGCTGAAGGTAGGTCAACATTGGCCTCTGGTAATTATGCACACGCTGAAGGGACTTTCTCTCAAGCTATTGGAGATTCTTCACATGCTGAAGGTAAAGAAACTATTTCATTTGGAATATATTCTCATGCAGGTGGATTAAGTTCAACTGTATCTGGAGAAACTTCTTTCATTCACTCAAATAATTCAACAATTGAAGTTGGGTCAAATAACTCATCTATACTTGGCGGTTCAAACAACAGGTTATTAGCTCTTGCAACAGGGTCAACAATTCTTGGTGGAACTGGAATTACAGGTACAACACAAGATACAGTTTATGGTATTAATTTCGATGCTTCTGGTAGCATTTACTCTGGCGGAACAAATCTTTCAGACATATTTATTGCATCAGGGTCTCCAAACAATTTAAACAATGTCACGTTCAAATCAGCAAGCTCAACTTTATTAGAGAGTGAGGCAGGTCTGGTTATAGTTACAGGAAATAATGTAATATTAACACTACCAAATTCACCAGCAACTGGTACAGAATTTAAAATTAAAGATGGATCTGGAAACGGTTCTACAGATACAATAATTATTAGTGGAAACACTCATGGTGTTGATGGGTTTGTTAGCACAACAATAGAAGAGGATTATGGGTCTTTGACTTTTATATTCGATGGAGTAAATGATTACATGATATTATAATTAAAGAGTAATAAAATAAACAAAAATGGCATATAAAGACGGAAAAAAATTAAACAGTTTATCAGCTAACACTATCTACTCAGGAACAACTGATATTTCAGATTTGATTAGCAGCAGTGCAGCAGGTGTATATGAAGGTGAGGCACCAGCCAACATTACAGTTGGTGGTATAGACTCAGGCACTGATTTAACAGGTCTACCATGGCAAGATGTAATCGAGAAACTAACAGTTAAGTATTTAGTGCCAAAATTTAGCTCTTTTTCAATAACAGGGCAACAAACTTTATTAGAAGTTGGTGAAACTTTAAATGGAAATAAAACATTTACTTGGTCAACAACAAATGTTGCTAACATAACTACTAACTCAATTGATATTGATGATATTACTGGAGCAAACACTTTAATAAGTGGTACATCCAATGATGGCAGTGAGGTTTTAGATATTGGAACGGTAGATAATAGTACACCAATATCACAACAATATAGAATAACAGGTACCAATACCAAAGGTGATGATTTTATTAGAAATTATACAATAACTTCTCTCTATCCATATTTTTATGGAATAGTCTCTTCTGGTGGGGCAGCAGCAGGTGTAAATAGACCAACGGCTAATCAGGCATTAATAGATTCTGGAAGTAAAGTCGTAGCTAGTTCTACGGGAACTATTTCTGTTAATTTCAACAGTACATCAGATGATTATCTTTGGTTTGCAATACCAACGACTAGTGCATCTAAAAATGTTTGGTATGTATCAGCACTTAACAATGGTAGTATAGGTGGATCTACTTCAGTAAGTGGTAATTTATTTCCAGACTTTGATTCAGTGAACATAGACTCACCTACTGTACTTTGGAATGGGATCACTTATAAAATATACATAAGTAATTTTCAATCTGCCCTAAGCGAAACAATGCAATTAAGAAACTCATAAAATACATATAAAATGTCAATTAATTTAAATGATAATATAAAAATAAATGCAGGAAAACCTTCTGAGTCTAAATACTTAAATGGTGTTGTTAATTACACCTCTGTATCAGAAGCAAATTCTCTTGTACCAAAAGCGGAAAGGCATTTAGGACTTACAGTATTATTAGATGGCGTGGAATACTGGTGGAAATCAGGAGTGGAAGACGTAGATCTGATTACTAAAACAAGTGAAAGCGATGGGAGTTTTTCTGATTTTAAAGTAATTACAACAGCAGACACTTTGGGTAGCCTTGGTTATATCTCATTAGATGACGGAAGTCCATTTGCATATGTAGTTGGTGTTAGTGATTATGGCTCACCTTCTGTTTATTATGGTCTTTCGGCAGGTACTTTCAACCTTTATGATAACGGTGGTAATACTGGTATTGGTACATTTGTTTTATCTGGATTAAGAGAAGGTTCCTCAAATATAAGTGGTAGCTCTTTAAGTGGTGGTTTTGGTCACACTGCCATTGGTCAAAACGCACTATCAAACATTGAAGGTGGTATTTATGATACTGCTGTTGGTTTTAATGCAATGGGTAACAGCTCAAGAACTAATTTTCAAGGGGGAAACGTTGCGGTTGGTAAAGATGCTGGTTCTAACATGGGAGATGTAAGTAATAATGTTGCAATAGGTATTTCAACGTTGCAAAATATTTCAGCTGGTACTCAAGACGGAGACTTCAATGTTGCATTAGGGTGGAGAGCCCTTAGGGAAACAAAAAATGGAGAACAAAATTTAGCAATAGGTTCTTCTGCAATGAGGTATTCTAATAACGTAGGAGGTAATATTGCCATTGGTACATTAGCATTACTTAATTATTCTGGATCAGGAATAGATAATGTGTTTGATGGTAATGTGGCCGTTGGTCAATCGGCTGGTGAAAATTTGTCTGGTTTTGATAACATCTTGTTTGGGCAGCAATCAGGCTTTAATGCAGGTGGTGATCACAACATTTTTTTAGGAAGAAACTCAGGTAGAGATATTACATCACCAGACTCAACTATTTTAATTGGACCTTACACAGATTCGTCTAAATCTGACATACATAACGCTGTAGGTATTGGTTCTGGTGTCACAGTTGCTCAAGATGACACTGTTGTTTTTAGGCCAAATGCAAGCATTGGTCTTGGTACAAATACGCCAGAGGCACAATTACATGTAACAGGAAGCATCCTTTCAAATCAGTCAATTTCAGCAGAGACAATTTTCTCTGGAGATACTGATGTTAGTGAATTATTTGCACTTAAAAACAGTTTCTCTCAATTTGAGATTGTTAGTGCAAGTACACAAGTTGGGGATCCAGGTCACATTTTGTTAGATGGTGTTCCAACTGCATATTTCATGGAAGGTACTTTCACAGAGGCATCAACTTATTTTGGTTATTCAGCAGGTTCTTTTGGTGATTCAAATTTTGGAGGAAACGTAGGGTTTGGTACTGAAGCTTTAGGAAACTCCAGTAGTTCAAATTCATATGCCAATACAGCTATAGGATCTTTCTCTATGGGAGATTATGACGGAACAAACTATCATAACACAGCCATAGGATTTGAGTCTCTTAAGTCTATAAGTGCTGGGACTCATGATGCAGGGTATAATACCGCATTAGGTTCTAGAACATTCAGAGATTCAACAAATGCATTTGCTAGTTTAGCAATAGGTTACGAAGCCCTTAGGGACTCTGTTGAATCTTCTGGTAACATTGCCATAGGTTATCATGCTCTTAGGGGTGCTACTTTTACACCTTATGGACCAGGATCTGTGCAAGCAGTGTTTGCAATTGGGTTAAACTCAGGTAGGGATTCTTTTGGTTCTAAAAACTTATTCATAGGATCTGAGACAGGTAGGGATAACTCAGGTGTTGACAATGTATTAATAGGTCATCAAGCAGGACACGCAATTGAAGCTGGCCTTGGTGAATTTCTAACTGGTTCTAGCATGGTAACAATGGTTGGTTCTGAATCATATTCTGACAAATCAGACGTTACAAACGCTGTTGCACTTGGATATAGATCAAGATTGGCACAAGACAACACATTTATTGTTGCAAACGGATTAGACGTTGGTATTGGAACTAGTACTCCAGAGGCAATGTTGCATGTAACTGGAAACGTATTGTCAGATCAGTCAATTTCAGCAGAGACAATTTTCTCTGGAGATACTGATGTTAGTGACTTATTCTTATCAAGTAATGCAATCTTACCTTCTGCTGAATATCTTATTGTATCTTATGTAGATACAATCGATGGCTCTGATGCTAATGGTTCGGTTGGAACTAGCAAAGCATTTCAAACTATTATATCTGCAACTTCACAATCAAACGAATACATAACCAATAGCGGTATTGAAGGTGCTAAGGCATTAGTTGTTGTTAGGAGAGGTACATATTATGAGAACTCCATAAACAGAGAACATGTTGATATGTATTTTGACAGAGGTTCAGTTGTTATATCATCAGTTGCTGGAAGACCTGTATTTTGTGATTTCCTTAATGATAGTGGTGGTAATAAACATCCATTAAACATAACTGTAACTGGTAAAGGTAGCTTCTACCACACCAACTTCAGACCTTTTAATGACTCACAAGCCATAGCAACAAATAATGCCAATACGAAAGAATTTAATTTCGAGGCTTATGAAATCGATGGTTTCCAGAATTTCGGAAATAATCAGCAAACATTCAACTATTCAGATTTAAGAATAAGGTTCTTTATTGATTTTCATAACAATAAGAATATCAACATGGTTAATTGCACGTTTTTAATGGGACTATCAACAGGCCATTATCTTGGTGATAATGTATCAGTTTCTTGTGATAAATGTGAAATGATATTGCCGTCAGATGGTTATGATTCATTACTTGACATACAAGACTATTCAGGAGGAACTGTTGACACCATAACAATGGATGGGTTGTTTGCTCCTGTGAACACTTCTGCAATGACTAGAATTGATATTAGGGATTATGTGCCTGCTGCTATTATAACAGAGCCTCAAATTGCAGCTATACATCATGTTACTGACAACACAGTTGGTGGTAGTTTCTACAACTTTAGATTGTCGATTACTAATTCAGTTGCTAGAATAAGAAAAGAAAGATGTATGGGTGTGAACGTTACTCAAAACATAGATGTTGATAATTCTGTTTCAGAGAGAGGCTATGTAATAATAAAAGATCTTCACATTGAAGATGAAACTGTTGGAAGAGACACAACGGGTATAGTTACAGGTAAGAAAAGTACAGTTACAGACAACCTTCAGTTAGGGTTGAATTATTATTTCACAAACACAAGCGTTGAAACAGATGTTGTACAAGCTGTTGGTCCTGAGGGGACTGACACTGGTATATCATACATTGATTTAACTAAAGCATATAGACCACTTACAGTAGGTGGTGAAGGAACTGAATTAACGAAACTTTATGGTGGTACTTCTTATACAGCTTCTACGCCTGGAGTGGTATCAATTAGTGCAGGAACAGCATTCGCTTTAAGTTTACCTAGCACACCTAGTGTAGGTGATAAATTTACCATTAAGGATTCTTCTGGAAGTGCAAGTACATACAATATAACAATAAATGTAGATGGTGGTTCTTATTTAATTGATGGTTCTTCGTCAGAAACTTTAACAGAAAACTACGAATCATCAACTTATATATTTGATGGAGATATTTATATAAACATATAACAAAAACAAAATGGGATATAAACATTCAAAAAAATTAAATAAATTTTCAGGTTCCACCCTTTATTCAGGATCAACAGACATAAGTGATTTATTTCTTCCAATAGGAACTCCTATTGGAGGAGATTCCCCATTCACAGATGGAACAGGGACAAGTGCAATAAAACCTGTGGACGGATATAATACATCTTCTGGGTATTACTCAATGGTTGCTGGTGGTAAAGGAAACACTGCATCAAGTTATCATTCACACGCAGAAGGGTATAACACAACTGCTTCTGGTAACTATGGATCTCACTCAGAAGGTTATTATACAACTGCAAATGGCGATTCATCTCATGCTGAAGGGTATTACACAACTGCATCTGGACTCAACTCTCATGCTGAAGGGTCTAATACATTAGCATCTGGAATTGATTCTCATGCTGAAGGGACTCTTACAGTAGCAAGTGGAAATAGGTCTCATGCTGAAGGTAGAGAAACAGAAGCAAGTGGTAGATACTCACATGCAGAAGGAAAAAACACTAGGTCTTATGGTTGGTATTCTCACTCAGAGGGAAAAGATACATTGGCAGCAGGACAATTTTCTCATGCAGAAGGCGATAAAACAATAGCAGATGGAGTAGCTTCTCATGCAGGGGGTGAAAATTCTATATCTTCTGGACGAACTTCTTTCATTCACTCCGATTCTTCTGTTGTGGAAGATTATGGTTCATCTATAATTGGTGGATTTAGTAACAGACTTACAGCTGGTGCAAC